TGCGACGGGTCCGCAAGGCCCACCGGGCCCGCCCGGCGCTGACGGCGACGACGGCCTGCCGGGGCAGCAGGGCGCTGCAGGCGCGACCGGTCCGCAAGGCCCTGCAGGTGCGACGGGCGCGACGGGCGCGCAGGGTCCGCAGGGCGTGCCGGGCCCGCCCGGTGCCGACGGCGCTGACGGAAACGACGGCCTGCCGGGGTCGCAGGGTGCGACGGGCACGTTCGGGCCGACGATTCAATTCTCGATCGTTTGCAACCCGAGCGCCGGCCTCGCGCTCGCGACGAGTCTGCAGCTCGTAAATAACTCATTCCCTGCGCGCATCGGCACGGTCACCGACATCATAGCGCACAGCTTTTCGACGCTCGCCGGCGCCGCGCTGAACTATGCCGGCGGCGGCGTCATCGACGTCGAGGCGAGCGCGCAATACGGGATCACGATCGACGCGACGCTCGGTCTGACGTACAAAAAAAACCAGGGGCATCACTGGTTTTTCGACGAGTTCATGTACACGGCGTACGTGGGGTCGGTGCCGGCGCTGTTCCTCGATCCGCCCTATCAGGTCGGCGACTTGAATTGGTTCGCTTTCTCGATCAACAACTCGGGTTCGATCGCGCAGCTGGACAGCGAAAACAATCACCTCGGCATTCTCCGGATGACGTCTGGAATCGTGTCGGGCGACGGCGTCTGTCTCTGTAAGAGCATCAACGAGGCGCACGGGCTGTTCCGCGGCGACGAAATCGAGAGTGCGATGTTCATCGCGCGAATGAACACGCTGACGACGTTTGGCTGCAGGCTCGGGTTCATGGCCACAATCGGCGGCAACCCGAACAGCGAAACAGACTCGATCCTGTCGATCGTCGATACCAACCTCGGCAGCACAAACATCCACTTTCATACGCGCGAGGCAGGCGGGACCATCGAGCTAACCGACACCGGCGTCGCCGTCGGGACGGGGTGGAACGTGCACGAGATCCGGCAGGACGTGCTCGGCGAGCTAGAGCTATGGATCGACGGCGTCCTCGAGGCGACGCACACCTCGGCGGTCCCGGACCTTGAAACGCTGCAGATGGGCACCCACATTTTCACCCGAACGTCAGCGGCGCGAACGCTCGACATCGATTACATCGGCTACTCGAGCAAGGGCCTCGGCGCGAGGACATCGTAAATGCCACAATCGCCGCACACGCGCGCGCTTCAAAAGCTCGTGTTTCAGGGGTTCGTTCCGATGCCGGTCGCGGCCGCGGTTTGCCTGCGGCGGCTCGCGCCGCAGGTATTCGAGGATCCGAACGCGGCACTCGCGATCGTGTTCGACGCCGAGTCGTTGGCGTGGACGGCGCACCTGCCCGAGGGCGACGCGCTGACCGAGCTGTTCGCCGAGGCCGCCGTGCGGAGCTCGGAACCAAAAACGCCGCACGTCGTCGTGCAGGCAGCGGGGTCGCGAATGGTCCTGCCGCTCGATATCCTCGACGTGCGCGACGCGCGCATTCGCCTCGAGGCCGCGACGACCCTGAAACTCGCGCCGCCTGCCGATCGACTCGAGGCGTACCCGCTCGAGCTGCTCGAACGCGAGCTGCGAAAGCGGCAGAAACAGAACGCGCGCGCCGCCGAACGCGAGGCGCAGCGCGAGGCAGAACGACAGGCGCAGCGCGAGGCGCGCGACGCAGCCAAAACCGATCCCGATCCAACATAAAACGAACGGACAACCATCATGGGACTAACCGCACCCCTCGGCAGTCAGGCAGTCACGACGAGTAACGCAACGCTCGGCGTCGCTGTTCCGACCGGTCAGATCTGGACAATCATCGCAGTGAACCTGCAGCAGCCGTCGACCGGCGACGCAAAAACGGTGTCGCTCGCGCTCGGCACGACGGCGACTGCAGCGAACGTCAAGCGCCGATATTCGGTGCCGGCGGGCGTTTACAACATGCCGACGGATTTCCCAAACATCGCCATGGTCGCCGGCGAGCAGGTGAACGTCATCGGCGACGGCACGACGGCGCAGGCCGTGCTCTCTGTCACGGTCCGGAAAGAATTGATCGCCTAAGGCATTGGCCTGCGCGTTCCCGCCCCTGCCGGCGCCGGCGTTCCCATCGACGCCGGTGCCGCCGGCATTCCCATCGCTGCCGCTCGACGTGACCGTGCCCGATCCGCCCGAGCTGCCGGGCGTTCCTGCGCGCCCGACGCTGCCGTTCCCATCGACACCGGCAGTGCCGGCGTTCCCATCGCTGCCGCTCGTCGTCAGCATGCCGACGCCGCCGGCGCTGCCCGGTGTGCCGGCGCGCCCGACACTCGCGTACCCGTCGACACCAGTGCTGCCGGCGTTCCCATCGCTGCCGCTCGAGGTCGAGGTGCCGGGGCTGTTCTGTCCGATCCCGTGATACAGTCGGCGTGATGTCGAACATACCGCCTGCCGGCGTGACGCCGGCGAGCGCGTTCACGCTGACGCAGCAGGCTGTCAGCGAACCGCCGCCGGCTATCCTCGCCGATCAGATCGACCCCGCGACGGGCGAGTATCTGTCGCTCGTCGACAGCGCGACGATCGCCGACGGCCTCGTCGTGCACCTGCTGCGAACGCAGCGCGGTTCGGGCGCAGCCGTGCTCGGGTTCGGGCAGCGGTACCGCGAGCTGACGCATGTGACGAGCGAGTCGCCCGAGCTCGTCGAGTCGATGTCGCGCGAGGCGCTGCGGCCCGCCGTCGACGCCGGCGTCGTCGCGTTCAAACAGGTTGCCGGCGAGGTCGACGCGACGGATAAAACGCAGCTGAACACCGGCATCGAGTACACCGACCTATTGGCGCCGCGTCGCGACGCCGAGCGCACGTTCACGTTCACAGAGTAACCGCAGCATGCCCACACCGATCGAGCGCGAGTTCGCCGTGTTCCGCAGGGGCGAGATCCGCGAGGACATTCTGCGGTTTTTCCGCAACGGCCTGCGGAACATCGACGACCCCAAAACGCACGAGCCGTTTACCGAGGACACGATCCGGCGCGTGACGACCGCCGGCGGGCGCTTTTACGTCGAGGCCGACGCGATCGACCTCGCCTGCCAAGGGATCCAAAAGCGCGACGAGTTCCTCGCGCAGCAGATCCGCATCGACCGGTCGGGCTCGGCGTTCCTGCAGAACTATCACGCGCCGCAGTGGGGTGAGCGCTATCTGCCGGCGACCGGCGGTAACGGCCTCGTGCTCGCGACGGGACTGCCCGGAACGACGTACATCGGCTCGACGACGGTGCCCGATCCATTCGCGACGTTCGGCACCGACGAGGCGGGCAAGCGGTATCAGGTGCTCGTCAGCGGCGTCGCGAACGCGAGCGGGCAGGTCAGCCTCGTCGTCATCGGCATCGACGGCGGCATCGAGACGAACCTCGAACCCGACGACGAAATTCGGTGGAGCAACGCGCCGGCGAGCTCGAACCCGGTCGCCGTCGTGCAGACGCAGTTCACCGGCGGGGGTCCCGCCGAAACCGACGCCGAGTTCAGCGCGCGACTCATGTCGCGGGTGCGGCATAAGCCGGGCGCAGGGAACGACGCCATGATCCGGGGGCTCGCGCGCAAGGCGAGCAACGCCGTCGAGGACGCATTCGTTTACCCGGCGGCGATGAACGCCGGCAGTGTGCTCGTCGCGGTCACGCAAAAACGCGGCATCGGCATCGGCCCGAACGCGCGCGTCGCGAGCTCCGGCGTGCTGCTGCAGGTGCAGGCGGCGATCGTCCCGCCGGGATCGCCGGACCTGCCGGGGCAGGCGTTCGTCGTCGTCGTGCCCGACACCCCGCAGCCGGCGAACACCGTCGTGCAGCTCGCGCTGCGCAAGGGCAGCGCCGCAGGGTGGACCGACCTGCAGCCGTTCCCGCCGGCGAACAGCGGCAGCGGCTCGGTCGCAGTCTCGCTCGTGTCGAGCACGGTCGACTTTCGCATCACGGCGAGCGGCGCGGGCCTGCTGCCGAACGGGGTGTCGAGCCTTGCCGGCGTCGGGCTGATGGTATGGGACGTGCCGACGAGTCGGTTCGAAACCCTGAACGTCGGCACCGTGACGGACCTCGGCGCCGGCGTGTACCGCGTGCAGCTGTCCTCGGCGCCGTCGCACACCGTCGCGGTCGGCGACTGGATCAGCCCGGCGAGCCTGCAAAAAGACTCGATCGCCGAGGCGGTCGAGGCGTATTTCGACAGCCTCGGCCCGGGCGAGGTGCTGAACCTCGCGACCGATCCGCTCGGCGCGCGCGCGTTCCGGCGCCCGATGCCGAGCGAGGAATACCCGCTGCGCGCCGGGCAGTCGCTCGTCACGTTCATCAGCGAGGCACTCGGGTCGGTCGCGAGCGACGCGACCCTGACGAGCATCAGCGCGCAGTCGCCGAGCCTGCCTGCCGATCCCGTCGAGGGCCCGCGCCGCATCACCCTCGGCAAGTTCGCAGCGTACGAGCTGCCGTGAGAAAGGACCGACATGACCCCTGAAACCGAGCAGACGCCCGAACCCAAACCTGCAGCGCTGCGCCGGCGAAACCAGATCCTCGCCGTGCTCGCGATCGTCCTCGCTGCGGCAGTGCCCGCGGCGTTCGCGTTCGGGGTCGACGTGTGCACGCCGCTCGCCGCCGTCGGTGTCACGCTCGACGCTTGCAAGGCCGAGCCGCCCCTGCCGCCCGCAGCCGCCCCGTCGCCGGCAGCTCCAGGCGACGCGGGTGCGCGATGACGGGGTGGCCACTGCGGCCCGACCGTGACTCGTTCGGGCCCGAGGTCGAGAACAGCTCGCCGGTGCGCGACGCGCGCCGGCAATGGGACGCACGGATCGCGAACCTGATCATGTGGCAGTGCGCGGGCATGGGCCTCGTCACCCCGCGCACGGCCCTCGCGTTCGTCGCCGAGCCGAGCCCGAGCGTCGTCGCGCGCGTCGAAACGTGGAACCCGAAACGCCTGACCGCGCCGCCGTACGACGATCCGTCCCTGACGCGGTCGGCGACCGGCGATTACCTGATCGCGTACCCGACCCCGGTGCCCGACGAGGCCGGCGACGACGCCGCCATTTCGTTTCTGTGGGCGACCGCGCACGTCATCGACCCTGACCCGAGCGTCGTGCGAAAGGCGCAGGCGGCGGTCGACGCGCAAACGAATCGGATCCGGGTGTGCGTGTTCAATTCAGCGAACGCCCTCGTCGACGGCAGCACCGTCGTTCTGTTCGGGTGGTAAGCGATGGGTGGGTTCGGGTGGCAAAACGGGTTCCCGTTCGAGTTCGGTGGCGGGTCGACGCACACCGAAACGATCTATGCGGCGATGCGCTCGAGCGTCGGCGTCGGCGGATCGGCGCTCGATGACGACGGGACGATCGACGGACTGTGGCGACAGGCCCGCGCAACCGGCCTTGCCGCCGCGGCGACGACCGGCGAGCGGGCGATCCTGCAGGCGTTCCCTCGGCACGCGACCGACCTGCTCGAGTATTACGAGCAGCTACTGCAGGCCGTGCCCGAGCCGGGCGACAGCGAGCTCGAGCGGCAGGCCGTCGTCGAGCAGCTGTTCACCGAACGGGTGCGCGGCACGCTGCCGGACATCGCCGCCGACCTCGCGCAGATCGACGACCGCCTGTCGGTCGTCATGTTCTCGCACGTCGAGACGACCGACACCGTGCCGGGGCGAGCGTTCGAGGACCTCGCCGGCGCGCTGCCGTTCGGCGGGCGCAAGTCGACGCGCTTTGCAAACTACTCGACCGAGTTCGTCGTCACGGCGATATTCGACATCGGCAGCGGCGTCGTGCCGGGCCTCGCCGAGCAGCGAATCATCGAGCGAGCGCGCGCGCACTTGAACAAAGTACTGCCGGCAACGCATAACTTTCAGGTGCTGACCGGCGTCGGGTTTATCCTCGACGTCGACCTGCTCGATCTAACAGGATTGAACCCATGACACTGACTGCAGCAAACCCCGGCGGCTGGAGTCTGAACGAGGTGCTGACCTCGGCGCAGATGACGTTCCTGCAGAACGAGCTGCTGAAAGCGATCGACGGCGTCAACGGCGGGACGTACACGCTCGGCGGCGTCCTGCAGTACGAGGGCGCCGACGTCCGGTTCGGCAGCGATGTCGACTTTCTCTCGGGCAGCGCGGTCGCGTTCGCCTCGGGCTCGACGCTGTCGATCGTCAACGGCGTCACGGGCACGATCGACGGCGACATCGATTTCGGCGCGAACAGCGACACGAGGCTACTCTCGGGCGCAAACCTGACCGGCCTCGCGGGGTCGCTCGTCGACGTCCTCGGCGAGCTGCGCATCGGCAGCGGCGGCATCCTGAACGTCGAAAGCGGCGGCCGGCTCGACATCAATACCGGTTCCGAGATGAACGTCGAGGGCACGGGGTTTATCCGCGTCGGCGGCGAGATCCAGCTGACGGCGACCGGTGACCTCGATGTCGAAAGCGGCGGGAATATCAACCTACTGAGCGGCGGCGACATCAACGTTCTGAACGGCGGAAACATTGTCCTACTGAGCGGCGCCGACCTCGTCGTGCAGGCGGGCGCCGACATCACGCTCGAGGACGCCGGCGACCTCGTCATCGACGACGATAACGAGACGTTTCGCACCATGCTGATCCCGCACGAGCTCGACGTCGGCTGGAGTCGATCGACGCACGCGAGCGGGAAACTGACATGGGAACAGGTCGACGTCGCCGCGCAGCGTAATCTGATTTTCCCGCTGCCCGTGCGCCCGGGCGACAGCCTCGTCAACGTGTTCGTAGCGCTGAACGGCGAGAACGGGCACGGCGGGTTTCCGACGAACATGCCGCGGGCCGAGATCATTCGCGTCGCGATCGACGGCTCGTTCACGACGCTTGCGGTAAAGACCGACCCGAGCGCCAGCCTCGGCGCGTACGAGTCGAACCATTACGTGATCTTGGAAAACGGCTCGCTCGATAGCGGCGCGATGCCGATCCTCGGGACGAGCGATCCGCTGTATGTCGTCGTGTTCGGCGAGTTCGGCGGTCCGGCGATCGTCGGGCTCGAGATCACATCGATAACCGGAAACGTGACCGCCCGCAGCTATCGGACAAACGAGGGCGTTTACACCTGAACGAAAGGACCCGACATGACGCAACCGATTAACCCCGCCCTCGAGGCAGGCGCAGCGCGACAGGCGCAGCGCCGAGCGCTGCAGAGGCAGCGGGATAAACTGCAGCTCGAGGAGCTGATCGACGAGGCGCAGCAGCGCGTCGCTAACGCCCGCAACCGGCTCGCCGAGGCCGAGGCACGCCTGACCGAGTTCGAGCGGCAGCACGGCGAGCTCGTCGCCACGATCGCCGCCGAGTCGCCGCCGGCGCCGGACGAGGGGCAGCAGTGAGCGAGGTTCGCCTCGGGCAGGTGCGGGCGACCCGCATGCGCCGCATTGGCGAGCGGCACATGATCGTCATGCCGGCGCAGCGCGCGCAGCTGCTGTCGGTCGACGACGTGTCGCGCAAGATCGTCGAGCTGCGTCAGCAGCGGGGTCAGCTGATGCAGCGGCTCGGTCCGCTCGACGCGCTGATCGCCGACCTCGAACAGCAGCTCGCGGCGTTTCACGCGCTGCCCATCGACCGCGACGAGGACGATCCGAAAGTGCCCGAGCTCGACCGGCTCGGCGCGCTCGGCGCGCGGGCGCGGCGCGAGGCGCGACCGCCGCAGCACCTCGCGAGCGTCACCCCGGTCGGGCACGGTAGCGTTCCCGAGGGCGCGACGCCGGTGCCGCCGCCCGAGCTCACGGCGGCAGACGGCTGAATGCATGGCTGACTTTCGGGCAGAGTTCACAGACGGCACGACGGTCGTGCCTTGGGTCGATCCGCCGACGGGCAGTCGCCCCGGACGGCTGAACCCGCGCCCGGAACATCAGCATTTGCGGCACCGGGGCGAGGTCGGCGTCGAGGTCGAGGTCTCTGCCCGGGTCGGCGGGGTGCTCGCGCCGCTCGACGCTGCCCTCGACGGCGAGCTGTTCATCGCCTTTCTCGCCGAGGCGCCGACGTTCCCGCCGCCGAACGTGTCGAGTCCCGGCGGGCAGTCGAGCGTGCAGCGGTTCACCCCGCTGTCGGCCGGTCACTACACCCTGCGGCTCGTGCGCGAGGCACACGGGTCGCTGTTCGTTCACGTGGACATCGAATAAATGGCAGTCGTCGACGAGGTCAGCCCGGTCACCTATGGGCAGGATCTGATCCGGCTGACGTTGAGTCAGCAGACGCCGACGGTGCGCGCGTTCGCGGCCTGCCTGATCGAGGTCGATTACTCCAAAACTCTGCCCGCCGGGATCGTGCTGCCGCTCGAGTTCACCGTGACGAGCTCGGGCGGCGCCTCGACGGCGCAGCGCCGGGTGTACCGACGGCTCGCCCCGTCGCTGATCTCGTTCATTCCACGCGAGGGCGGGCCGCACCTCGTGCGCCTCGCCGAGGCGCATCACAACCGATGGTTTGGGTCGCTGCTGATCGAGGTCGACGGCTCGCCCCTAAAACAGGGCTGACGCATGGCAGACGCGCTTTTCACGATCAACGGCGACAGCAGCGATCGAGGGTACGACGCCGACCCGCTCGAGGAGCTCGTGCTGCAGCTCAAAACGCAGCCGCCGAGCGGCGTGCAGACGGTGCGGTTTCAGGTGTGGGACGCCGCGGCGTTCGACCCCTCGCTCGACCCGCTGTCGAACCCGCCGCGTAAGAGCAAGGGCGCGCCCGACCTCGTCCTGCAGGGCGCGACGTCGGGCCCGAACGTGTCGCCGAGCAGCGTCGACGGCGAGGTCACGGTCGAGCTGCCTGCCGACGACCGGGTCGCCTGGATCGTCCGGTGCGTCGTCAACGGCGGGCAGGCGACGCTCGATGACGGGCGCGTCGTGTTCGACCCCCGGCTCGTGCACGAGCGGCTGATCGCGGTCCGCGACGGCAACGGCGTGCGGCCCATCATTGCGACGGAAACGACGCAGTACGACCTCGACGGATGGGCAGGCGAGTTCGCCGTCATCGAGGGCCCGCAGGGCCCTGCGGGTGCGGACGGCGCTGACGGCGCTGACGGTGCCCCCGGCGCGCCCGGCGCGACAGGCGCGACAGGACCCGCGGGTCCGCAGGGTCCGGCAGGCGGCGGCGGCAGCAGCGTCATTCGCGACACGTTCGTCGGCGGCAACGCCGCATCGAGTTCCTCGCCGATCAATGCGTCGTCGTTTACGGCGAACATCGGCGATCTAGGGTGGAGCTTTTTCGAGTTCAGCGGGCAGGGCACCTGTTTCTGCGATCAGCCGGTCGGCGATCCCTGCATCGGCGCCGTCCGCATCACGGCGGGCGTCGGCAATAGTTCAATGGCCGGCATTTGCGTCGGTCGCAGCGGCATCGGTCAGTCGCGGCTGAGCAAGGTACGTTATCGCGTTGCCCCTGGATCGCCCGTCAATAACGCCGGGCAAATGTGGACGGCACTCTGCTCGGCGTCTGGGTTCTCTGTCGAGGCCGAGGTGTTCGCGGGTTTCTTTTATGACTACGCGGGCGGGCTAGCTGCAGGCGCACCGGGCAATTGGCATAGCTACACGAGCACCGGCGGCGGCGTCGCGGTCGCGAAAGACACCGGTGTCGCGACGACATCCGGGCTGTTCCAAGAGCTCGAGATCGAGCGGGTCAGCGCGAACGAATGGCGGTTTTATATCGGCGGCGTTTTGCGGACGACGCACTCGACGGCGCTCGGCAACGGTGCGCAGCTGCCGCCGACTAACCCGGTTTACGCGAATGTCAGGTGCGTCGGCACGGCGTCGTTCGGTCACTTTGCCCACATCGACGACTTTCAGCTCGAGCCGCTGTAAACGGAACCCATGGCAGACGCGCTTTTTACGATCAACGCCGACAGCAGCGATCAGGGGTTCGACGCCGATCCTGACGCCGAGCTCGTGCTGCGGCTGAAACAGCTGCCGCCGGCGGGGGTGTCGACCGTGCTGTTCCAAGTATTCAGCGCCGACGGGTTCGATCCCGAGCTCGGGATCGCCGCGAACCCGCCGCGCTGCAGTCCCGGTGCGCCGGCGCTGACGCTCGTCGGCGCGACGTCGGGCCCGGCAGTGTCGCCGATATCCGTCGACGGCACCGTCGCCGTGACGCTGCCGAGCGAGGGCGGGCATTCATGGATCGTCCGGTGCGTCGTCAACGGCGGCATGGGCACGCTGCCCGACGGACGAACCGGACCGCGGCCGCAGCTCGTGCACGAGCGCATGATCGCCGTGCGCGACGTCAACGGATGCCGCGCCGTCGTCGCGACGGAAACGACGCAGTACGACAACGACGGATGGGCAGGCGCGCTGAACGAAATGCGCACGCTGCTCGGCAGCTGATCGCGCAGCGCTACCGACTCGCGCGAACCCTGGTATAGTCGACGCGGTCGGTCTCGACGCAGGGCTCGCTGCCGTCGCCGTGTATGTCGGCACGTTGCCGTCAGCGAGTCGAGCACTCGGGAGTGCTTGCCCGAGTGTTCTCTGTAGCGAGGCCGACTCGTTTAACCATCATGTCCGGATCGCTTTATGTGGGCGCCGCAGCGCCGGTTCGAACGGTGTTCGAGGTGACGAGCTCGGGCGGCGAGTTCGACCTGTCGACGATCGACACCGCGAGCCTGCTCGTGCGGTTTGCGAACGGCAGCGCCGCGACGTGGCCTGCGACGGTCAGCGCTGCGACCGAGACGAGCGCGACGCTGACGCGCTCGCACGACGAGGACGACATTCCCGCCGGCGCCGAGGGCACGGCCCGCGTGCGCGCCGATATCACGCTCGTCGGCGGCGCGGTGCTGCGGACCCGTTGGCGCCCGGTCGAGATATTGCGCGACGGCGTATGACGGTCGAGCTGTCTGCCGCCGTCATCGAGGGCGTCGTCGTCGACGCCGAGCCGGTTGTTTCAGGGGTGGAATGCGAGGCCCATGTCGTCGAGGGCGCAGTGCTCGACGGCGAGGCGATGGGCGACGGACCCTGACACTGCTACTCTGCGCAGGTCGAAAGGTAAGCACATGAACCTCGAAACACTCCTAATCGTGCTCGGCGTCCTCGGGCTCGGCGCGGGCGCCGCGCTCGTCTTTACAGCAGTGTTCGGTCCGCCAAATCTGAAGCAACCATTTCTGCGCGCAGGGGTCGTGACCGTGACCGCGCTGTCGACGGTCGTCATCGCAGCGTGCGCGTTCGCACTGTTTACGTCGTTCGGCTGCGGACCGTCGGCACGGGTGAAACCGATCCTGCGGCACGTCGACGAGCACGTGCAGCTCGCCTGTCAGGGCCTCGCGCAGGCGCTCGCCGAACGCTCGGGTGCCGACGCAGCGCGAATCATCGCGACGACCTGCGCCGTCGAGAACATCACCCGCACCATGCGCGAGCTCCTACTGTCGGTGCAGATCAGTCAGGCGCAGCGAGCCGGCGTCGCCGTGCCCGACGTGACGAGTGCCTCGCTCGAGGCCGGGCCGCCCGAGGCGCAGGCGGCCGAGTGATCACATTCGGGAAAGCTAGCCTCGCGGTGCGAGCGACCCTCGCGCCGCCGCTCGTCGTGCTCGTCGACGACGTCGCGGCGTTCGTTCCCGCCAAGTTCGATTTCAGCCTGATCTGCGGGTTCCGTGACAAGGTCGCGCAGGAAAAGGCATTCGCAGACAAAGCGTCAACGAAGCATTGGCCCGACAGCATGCACAACGTCGAGCTAGACGGTCGGCCTTTCTCGCTCGCGGTCGACGTCGCGCCGTACGACGTCGACCTGAAAGCGCCTGCTTGGAAAGACGACCTGCGCATCGCGCGCCTGATCGGGATATTCGACGCCCGGGCGATCGTGCTCGGGATCCCGATCCGTGTCGGGCTCGATTTCGACGGCGACGGCCGGTCGCGCGGCGACGAAAAGTTCATCGACGCTTGGCACGTCGAGCTCGCGGGCGAGTTCGTGCGGCGGTATGGGCGACCGTGAAAGCTCGTCTCGCGGCGGCGGCGTTCGCGGGCGCCTGCGGCTCGTTCGCTGCGACGCAGGCGCTAGCCCTCGCGCAGCATGCGACGACCGCGACGTCAGCCACGTCGCAGACCGGCGATCCCTTGAATGCGCTGTGGAGCCTGATCGGTTCCTCGACGGTCGGCGCCGTGCTGCTGCTGTGGGTTCGTTCGGAGAAAGCGGACCGACAGGAGGAACGGACCGAGCGGCGAGCAGCGAACGCGGCGAAAGATCAGTTCGTCGAGAAACTCGCCAAGCTGCTCGAGGCCGATGCCGAGAACAAGCGGCAGATCACGGAACGACTGCGGGGTCAGGACGACGTGCTGACGAAACTGCTCGCGCAGCTGCAGGTCCTCGAACGGACGGTCGCCGACCGGCGGCCGCGGGGTGGGCCGTGAACATGTGGCGTTGGCTGCGCGAGTGGCTCGACCCGCCGAGGCAGACGGTCCTGCCACCGGAACCATTCGACGAGGTGCAGGGGCAGCTCGACCTCGCGATCGAGTGCACCCGTCGCGAAACCCGCCGGCTCGCGGTCGACGGCCGCGAGCTCGCCGACCGCATCAGACGCAACGCACGCGCAGGGCGCGACGCCCTCGAGGGCAAGCCACATGACTGACCGAACCGACCCCCGCCTCGAGCTCGTCATCGAGGACGACGACGCGCCGCCGCCGACCTCGACGCAGCAGCTATGGATCCGCGACGCCGTGCGTACCGAGCTCGGGACGCAAATGAAACCGATCCTCGACGCATGGGACAAGCGCAGCGCCGACATGCTCGACGTTCTGCGCGAGGCGGCCGACACGAAACAGCAGGTGCGCAGTGCCTCGATGACGATCAAGCTCGCGGCATGGGCCGGCGTGTTCGTCCTGCTGCTGACGGGCGGCGCCTTTTGGCACGTGCTCGAGCGCGAGCGCGCCGACCGCCGGCTGTTCCGCGAGCAGGAACAGCTGCGCCGACTCGACGCCGCGCAGCTAATCATCGACGCCGGGCGCCTCGACGTGCGTCACGTCGAGGCCCTGCTGCGCGAGGGCTGCGGCGTCAAACCCTCGAACTGAACGACTCGATCGACCCGTCGCCGAGAACGCGTCGAGACACCTCGTCGCCCGAGGCCTGCAGCGACGCGGCGGCATACGCCCGGGTGACGACCTCGCTGCCCGGGAACATGTCGACGAACGTGTCGCACGGCGCGACGCCGAGCAGCTCGAACAGCCACCGGCAGAACGCGAGCGGTTTGCGCCCGAGCAGGTCCGAGTCGCCGCCGCGGGCGGGCATCGCCGCGATCCAGTCCCGCATGCCGGGCTGCCGCAGGCGCGCCGGCACGTAGATCACCGGTTCCCATGTGTTGTGCGGCCCGCGCGTTTTGCGGCTGACCCCGATCGGTTTGACCCAAGCGGCGACGTCGGCCTCGGGCGGGCACAGCAGCAGCACCTGCCGCAGCGTTTTGGCTGACGTCGACAGGGCCCACCCGTCGAAACCCCGCAGCCGCTCGACGAGCTCGGCATGATCGACCTCGCCGGCATAGTTCGGCTGATCGCCGTAGCAACGGTAAGACATGCCCGGGTACGGCGGATCGGCGTACCCGACCCGGCGAGGCTGCCCGTCGCGCCCCTCCATCAGGGACACCTGCCGCGCACGCCATTCGGTCTGACGGCAGCGTTTGTCGCAGAACCGCTGCCACCCGGGGGCCGTCGCCGAGAGCTGCCGGCGACACCATGCGCAGGCGCGCGTTTCGCGTGGAACGTTACTGCTGAAACGCCCGGTCATCGCAGGATCCAGATCACGGCGACACTGCCGAGCGCTGCGGGCACGAGCACGCCGAACGGCGCCGGGAACACCTGCAGCCCGGCGACGCACGCGGCGGCGAACGCGACGAGGTACGCTGCCGCGACGACATCGAGGACGGCGAGAACGGTGCGGTTCATCGCGGTCGCACCATGATCCCGAACAGGCGCTGCTCGAGCTGTCGTCGCTCGCGCCGGCGCCCGACGAGGACGCCGAGCCCGAACGCGACGAGCAGGGCGACGGCGATCAGGGCGACGGCGATCAGGACGACGGCGAGGGGCACGGGGTCAATTCTGTGCGAGCGGGTCGGGCACGCCAAGCTCGTTCGCGATGTCGCGCGACAGGGCCCGCAGCGTCGCGGGGTCACGGTCCTCGTCGATGACCCGCCGCAGCAGGTCGAGGCAGCGGTCGAGGCGCGAGGGCACCGGCGACTCGCCGCAGCAGCCCGGCTCGATGCACCCGACGAGGTCGCACTCGCCCGGCGGCGGGCACTGATCGCAGTGCGCCGGCTCGGGAACGAGGCACACGTGACAGTGCCAACACACGTCGGGTTCGCCTTCAGCCATTGTCAGGCCTCGCGATCCGCGCGTCGCACATCGGGCAGTGCGGTCGCCCGAAACTCTGATACCCGCAGCGAGGGCAGCGCCGCTCGTACGCCTCGCGCAGGGCGACGCGGGCAGCTTTCTCGGCGGGTCGCAGCGGGGCGAACGCAGCATCGAGCGAGCGAGCCTGACGGTAGGCGTCGCGCACGGTCCGGAACGCGAGGGCGAGCAGCTGCCGGATCATGCGGCACCCCGTAGCACGGCGCGCTCGGCGGCGCGGATCCAGCGGTCGACGGCCTGCCCCTCGCTGCTGCCGCTGCCCGAGGGCGCGAACGGGCGCTCGCTGCAGGTCAGGCAGCAGGCGACGAAATGGCGCCCGCCGCCGTACGAGGCGACGACGCCCTGATCGCCGCACGCCGGGCAGAGACAATTCGCCGGGCGTTTCACGGGCACCCCCGTTTCGCGTGGAACGTTACAGCTGAAACCCTGCTGCGCCCTGCGGCCGGCGCCGTTGCGTCTGAAACTTGGCCAGCCGGAAACGGCCGTGCCACTGACGCGGTTATGCTGAACTTACGGAAAGCCCGATTTAAGCGACCGGCGCCCGAGCCTCGACTGTGCGAGGGCGGTTGCGGCGTCCTGATCCCGAGCGGCACCCGGTGCGTCCGGTGCCGGGTCCGCAAGTGCCGAGGGACCGAGGTCGAGGGCCTCGCCTGCGCCGTGCCCTCGTGCGGGATCGCGTTCTCGCGGGTGCTGCGGCTCGTCGCGTTCGGCGCGGAAAGCGTGCCGCTGTGCGCGAACCATGCCGCGCTGTCCGGGCGGCGAGGCCTGACGCTCGAGGCGTTCCTCGCCGAGGCTGACGAGCGCGCTGCCGAGCTGACGCCGCTGCCATCGGCAACCAGACCGCGTCTGGTTGCCGAACGAAAGGCGGGGTGACAGGGGGTCATGCCGAGGCAGCCGCGCCGGGCGCAGGGGTCGCGTCGTTCGCCGGCTCGACGTCGCCCGACACCTGCCCGTCAGCGATGACGACGGCGGTCGGGTCGCCGTCGCCGACCCGCTCGAGCCACACCTGCGCGTCGGCGGCTGCCGCCATTTCGGCGACGAGGGCGAGGCTCGTTTCGTCGAGCAGCGAGGCGTCGCGCACGAGCAACACTTTCAGCCTCGGGTTCATGGCGAGGCCGAGGGCGACCGACACCCGCAGTTTCTGTGCAGCGCTCGCCTGCACGAGGGGCACGCCGTCGAGCATCGGGCCGTCGTCGCCGAGGGTCAGGCCCGGCACCGGGAACGTGCAGGCGGCGAGCTGCCGCGCTTTGTCGGCCTCGATTTCGGCGAGCCTCGCCGTCAGCTTGGCGGCAGATTCCTCGAGCGCCGTCGCCTTTTGTTCGAGCGCGTCGCGCTGCCCGCGCAGGTGCACGTGACGATTCGTCAGCTCGGCCTCGCCGATCTGTTTGCTGATCGCCGCCGTGTCCGGCGCCGCCGGCGGCGGCTGGCGCTCGAGTCCTTTCAGCTGCATTCGTTTCTGCATCAGCTGCGCGTCGATGCGGTCGGCCTCGCGCTGCAGATTGTCGATGTCGGTGCGCAGCGTCGTCAGGGACCGCTCGTGCGTGCGGACGACCTCGGCCTGCGCGTTCGCTGACTCGAGCTGTGCGAGCAGGTCGGCGACGACGACCGGGTGCGCGGGTGCGTTCGGGGCAACGACGAGCGCCTCGGCGGTCGCGCGCGCTGCGGCGGCGTCGCGATTGATGTCGGTGCGTTTCGAGTAACAGCGCTCGTGTTCGGCATCGAGCGTCGAAAAGTCGAGGCCGAGCAGCTGCCGCAGAGTCTCGTTCTGCTTGCTCGGATCCATGGTCATAAACGCCAAGGGGTCGAACGCGATGCGCGAACAGAGTTCGTCGAGCAGGCGCTGCGGGCTGCTCTTTTTATTGCCGTCGGCGTCGCGCACCGTCAGCGTCGTCGCGCCGTCCGATGCGATGACTCGCTCGACGACGAGGTCGCCGAGGTTCGCGACGATCGATCCACGCTTGGCGCCGTGCCGCACGGGGTCGGCCGGGATCGCCTTGGCGCCGCCGAGCGCCATTTGAATTGCATCGAGGACGCTCGACTTACCCGCCCCGTTTTTGCCGCCGAGTATGACCGTCGACTCGCCGTTCGGCGTTATGTGCACGGCGCGTACACGTTTGATGTTCTGCACTTTCAGGTCGACGATTCGGAGCGTCGAGGGTTTATCGGGTTTGGCGGTCGTCATGGTGTGAGTTCCTCGCGGTAACGGACGGCAGTCGCTGCGACTGCAATCGAAAGTCGGATCAGCTGCACGTGTTTCGGTGGCTGCTGCGGCTCGGGCAGGCTCGCGACGTGCAGCAGCTGCGCGACGAACAGCTCGAGTTCGCGTTCGAGGTGCGCGACGTCGTCGCCCCGGTGCCGCATCGCGACGACGACGGACTGCAGCTCGGCGATCGTCGAGTCGCAAGGCTCGAGGTCGCGCCGATAGTCATCGGGGCAGGCGCCCGCCGCGTGTCGCCCGCAGCTGCAGGTGACGACGGGCAGCCGCTCGAGTTCGCCAAATGGGAACGCATTCGGATCTATGATCGGCACGAGCCCTCGACCCTTGAACGAAATCAACCGGTGCCCGTCCGCAGGTCAGCGGCCGTGTCGAACCGAGTCACATGCCCGGCGTGCCATAGCGCAACGGCGCCGTGCACGACGTTCTGCCGGTGCGCCTTGAACGCGACGACGGCGACGCCGACCTCGAGGCTGTGCGCGCGCAGCTGCCACCGATTGCCCTCGGCGCCCGAGTGCTGCAGCACGAGCACCTCGCCCGGGTTCGCGACGGCGAAACGCCAGCCTGCGTCGACGGCGCCGAGGCGGGTGCACGGCTCGGGCGAACCCGTCAGCCGCGCGTTCACCCTGCACCCCTGCCGCCGCGTGCGATGCGCCGCATACGATTGTCGACCTCGGCGAGCCGGCGCAGGTGCGCGTCGACGAGGACCTGTTCGAGCGCCTCGCGGCGCTCGATGTCGGTGTCGCCGAACGAGTCGAATATCGCGACGGCGCGCGCGCTGATCCCAAACACGAGCAGGACTGCCAAAACGGTACCCTCCGAGCCGGAACGGAACGGTCGGCGAGGGTACGCCGTTAACCCCCTGCGCGCGGAAAAATCACGCCGCGTCGCGCGGCAGGCGCATGCACTCGGGAACGATCGGGGGTGTGCCGTCGAGACCGACACCGTCGCCGAGTATGGTCCGCAGGAACCCGAGCGCCGACAGCGCCTCGACCTCGTCCCATCCGTCGACCCGCGGCCGCTGTCGCTGCCATCGCTCGTCGGCGTCGCACAGCATCGCGAACAGCGCGTCGCGGTCGACAACGCTCGTCGCCTGACTGCCGCCCTGCGTCTGCTGCACCTGCTGCTCGACCTTATGCTGCTCGACGGCGCGGTCGAGCGGACCCTGCGGCTGCGGCTCGGCGTCGTCGGTCGGCGGCTGCACCTCGTGCCCCTCGGCGTCGATAATGCCGCGAGGGCGCGTGCCCGGATCCTCGTCGATTTCGAGGGCGCGGTCTGCAGGGCCTTTCGGCAGGTATTTCTGCAGGCGTTTCAGTGCGACCTTTTGGCGCTGCTGATCGGGCCACGTTGTCCACGCCGGCGACTTGCCGCGGTTCTGTGCGCGGGCGAGTTCGAGATCCTCGGCGCTGACCGGCTCGAACACAGTCTCGCCGTTATCGAGCAGCGCGCAGGCGTACGCGCCGACGAGGTGCCCGCGCTTTTCACGCGGCGCAAACCAGTTCGGTTTATGCACGATCGACTTGCCGTCGGTGCCGCTGTTCGTCTCGTACGTGTCGCCCGAATAGATGACGTCGGCCCACACTTTTTTGACCTGACCCGAGCGTCGGATCAGCTCGACATACCCCCACACGCTGATCTGAAACTGAACCTCGTTCACCTTGCGATCGCTGTTCCAATAGGGAATCAGGTAGGCGTGCGGGTAGGCGCCGCCCGGCACGAGGTCGACCTCGGCGCAGTGCTGCATCGCGCGCGCGATCGAGCCCGGGCTGCAGTCGATCAGATCGGGGTTCACCTCGAGCGCGTTCAGAAACACCTGCGCGAACCGCGTGCGGTCCTCGACTGAACGGTGTGCGAGCAGCCGCGACATGGCGGGCTGCATCCGATGCTTGACGAGGGTGCGCACCTCGTCGAGCTTGCTCGGCGGCTGCTGCTGCCCCTGCTGCCCTTGCGGTCGCGCCTGCTGCTGCGGGCGCTGTCCCTGTCCCTGCGGTCGTCGGTTGTCAGCCATGTCGGTTCTATCGCTTGTTAGAGGTGACGGGGTGCGTTCGCCGCATCACACGCTCGGTCTGCTTGCGGGCGAGGCGCACGAGTGCGCCGGTGCGCCAAGCTTTCAGGTTGATCGACGCCGCCCGCAGGTCCTCGATGCTAACAGATTTCTCGCCCTTGCCCTTGCCCATGGGCGCAGAGAACGGCTCGAGTGCGCCGCACTTGAACGGAAAAATGATCACCCCCGCACGGGGTGTGTTCCGGTTCGCGCCGCCTGCAGCTTGGCGGCGTACGCCTCGGCGCGACGCGGGTTCATTCTGAAACGTGCAGGCGTCATCGGGTCCTCGGCAGGGCACACCGGACGCCACACCTCGCGGCCGTCGCGATACCCGTGAAACCACTCGACGCCGTGCTCGCGTTCCCACTGTCGCCGCACGCCGGCGGCCCATGCGGCATAAGCGACGGGGTCCTGCAGCAGCCGGCGAAACGCCGCCTCGCGGTCCTCGCCGTCGGTCACGCCGATTTGCTTGCCTTGCCCCGTTCGAGATCCTGCAGCTCGTACCCGAGCGCGAACCCGTTGATCCGCGCGACGTGCACGAGATGACCCGCGAGCTCGGCGCCGGGCATGCGCTCGCCGGGCGCGGTCAGGCGTCCCGAGATATGGCGAAAGTCGCCCTCGGCGAACGGCTGATCCGTGCCCGTCAGCAGCCACTCGCCGGCGTGCAAGCGCGCTATCTCGAGGCCGCCGTTCGAGGTGCGGACCCAATAGAACCCGTCAGGTCGTGTGTCGTTCATCCGTCGGTTCCCTCGTCGTCGACGTCGCAGCGGACGCAGGTGCGCCCGCCGCCGGGTAGCTGCCCGAGCGTCATGCCGCAGGCGAGGCAGTGCTCGAGCACGACCGGGCTTATCGCCGGGTCATAGGACAACGCCAGTGCGAACGTCGTCGGCGCCGCGTCGCCTGGAGCTGCCGGCGACGCGAGCGCGCGCAGCCGGTCGACCTCGTCGAGCAGCTCGGGCAGCGCCTCGATCAGTTCGTCGGCCTCGCGCAGCGACAGCGCGCTGCGCGCCTGCTCGCGGAACCATGCGAGGCGGCCCGCGGGCATCGGCCCGGACCCGCCGAGGTGACTCGTATCGATGCCCGCGACGCGGTCGGCCTCGGCGTACAGCGCGCGCTTGATGCGACGAGCAGCAGAGATGACCGAGTGTCGAGGCGCTGCGACGACCTGCCCCTCGGGAACGCGGTCCTCGATGACCGTCGGGTGCGACATCGGCAGGTCGCGCCCGCAGTAATGGCAGCGACTCGCGCCGAGCGAGCGCATGCACACGCGGCTGCCATCGAGCCGCGGGCAAGGGGTCAGGTCGTGGAGCGGGCGATCATAACCTGCCATCAGAACGGCACCTCGGCGCGCCATCCGGGGTCGCGCTCGTCGAGGTCGGCCTCGAGCCGCTGCCGCAGCTCGCGCAGGCGGTCGGTCAGCGCGTCGTCGCGCTGCTGATCGTATTCATGATCGGCGCGCAGGGTCCGCTCGCTGTCGGGCGCGTCGTCCTCGTCGTCGTCGGGCGGCTCGATCCCGAACATCACCGGCCCTCGTTTCGGTGCACGAGTTCGAGCGACGCGACGAGCAGTGCCTCGAGTTCCGGGTCGGCGTCGAGCGACAGCGACCGCTTTGCCATGGGCAGCGGGTGCGGTTTCTTTCGCGGCTGCATCAGGCGGCAGGCGCGGAACCCGGCGCGCGTCGCGTGCACGGCGCCGCACCCGCATTTCGTCTCGCTCGGCGCGACAGTCCACGAATTGAAATACCGACCGCTCGGCAGCAGCGCTGCTTTTTGCTCGCCGAGGACGTGCAGGACGCGGTTCGAAAGAAACGCCTTGCGCTTTTCGAGCTTGGCCTGCGCCTCGCTGATCACCTCGAGTTCGTCGGCGACGGCCTCGGCGGCCTCGTCAAATTCGATCAGCTCGTCGCGCACGTTCGGGTTCAGGGCGACGATCGCCCGGCGCGCGCTGTCGCTGCCGTCCGGATCCGGCGGGCGGCGCTCGAGGACGCGAGTCCAAAAGGCGTCGCATTTCTCGCCGAGCATCGCCTGAAACTCGCGGTGCGGCTCGATGTCGAGCCACTGCAGCTCGCGCTCGGGAAAGGGCAGCCATGGCAGCGACAGCCACAGCGCGCGGGTGACGAGCAGCTGATGCTGCACCTGCACCTGCACGTGCGCCGGGATTTCCTCGAACCATGCCGGGCCGTCGCCGGTCGTTTTGACCTCGGCGAGGCCGGGCCCGACTGCCCATGCCGGCATGTTGGGTCCCTCGAGCTGAATGCCGTCAGGGGTGACGAGCCAAAAGTCACGCTCGCGCGACTGCATCAGCTCGCCGCAAGGCACGACGACGCGCCCGCTGCGGCGCCCATACTCGGCGAGGATCGCCGGCTCGAACAGCTGACCCCACAGCGCGGCCTCGTGCATCCTGCGATCCTCGACGTCGGCGCCGACCTTGTCCGCGTACACCTCGAGCGCGCTGCGGTACGGGTGCAGGCCGAGGACGGCGGCGACCTCGCTGCCGGTCAGGCCATGGCGGCGAGCGCGCAGCCACTGCTCGCGGTCGCGCGAATGAATGCCGGTCGCGCGACAGGTCGCTGCGAACGGGTGCGGCTGGATCGAGGTGACGACGTCGGGTTCAATATCGATTGCTTGCGCCATTTGGCGGCCCTCCAATTTGTCAAACGGCAGCGTGCTTGCGGCCGTTGCTGCGTCAGCCTTGCATGCGTCAGGCTCGAATGCCTGCCGCCTGTTCCACCATGGCGACGGCATCGACGAACGCGAGCCGGGTGTGTTCCGTTCCGGAGCTCGGCGTGTACACGCACCACCCTAGATCGGAACGGTGGAACACCATGCCCGCGGGCGCATCGGTCGCGCTAGGGAACAGCGCCCACAGAAACCCGCACTCGTTCGAGCAGCCGCACGTCGCGCGGAACCATCGGGCGCCGTCGTTCATGCCCCGGCGCCGAGTAGGTTCGGCATGATCGAGGTTTCGTAAGCGATCGCGACTTTCGGCAGCACGTCCTCGCCGACGGTCGAGCCGTCGGGCAGCAGCAGGTTCGCCAGAAATTCTGACTCGAACGTCGTACCGCCGGCGGCGATAACCTCGAGCTTTGCTTTCAGCAGCAGCAGCAGGACACGCCATGCCTCGCGCTCGATCTGCTGCTCGTCGCAGCGCCGCGTCGGGCGGTCCGTCGAGCTCGTCAGCTTGTAATGCCGACCGTCGATCCGGAACCCGAGCGTGATCAGTTTCCGGTCCTCGTCGAACCCCGAATAGATGTTCGATGCGCCGCCCTTTCGCAGCAGCTTTTCGATTTCGTCTTTCGTGATCCCGGCGGGAACCTTTGTATCCTGCGCGTAACGTCTGCTTTTAATGCCCATGGCGGGTGTCGGTCCCTTTCACAGCTGCTGATTTGCGGCCGTCGTGCAAGCGACGGCGTCGAGCGGTTCGAGCTCGAACATGAACCGCCGGATCATTCCGAGCGGCAGATCCTCGACGCACTTGACGACGCGCCATTTCCCGGGCGCCTTGGCGCAGGTGCCGGCGCCGAGGTGCGCCTCGACCTGCAGGTGCTCGTTCGCCTTGAACGCCCGGGGGGTGACGTGCAGCTCGAGCAGCATTCGCATCAGTGCGCCTGCCGGTTCAGCACGTCGCGAGCGACGGTGTCGAGGGGTTCGAGGGCGTACGTCACCCGGCGCATGTCGCGCAGTTCCGAGCGGCGGTCGTACAGCGCGAGCTGTCGGCGCACTCGCCACCGACCGCGCAGCGCGCAGAACGTGCCGGCGCGCAGCAGGCGGGCGATGCGTTCGGCGAACCCGGTGCAGTACTGCGACCGCGACATTTCGACGTCGAGGCGCATGTCAGGTCCGGGGCTTTCGGATCGAGTCCGGCGTGCAGGGCCAGATCCGTCGAGGGTCGAGTTCATCGTGCCGCCGATGACGGCCGTCGCGGGTCGGCTCATAAGGGCGAGGCGCGGCGAAAGTGTCGCGCAGGTCGACCTCGCCGAACCCCTCGGCGTCACGGTTCGTCGAGGCGATGCCGATGAACCCGTCGGCAAACGGCCCGCGCATCACACGCCAGCCGCGATAAGCCTGTTCCGTGAACGCGAACCCGAGCTGCCAAGTGCCCGGGATCGCGGCGCGCAGGTCGTCGTCGCGAACGATCGACACCTCGCGATCGCCGTGACACGTCGCCGTCAGCACCCTGCCGGGCACGAGCGGATCCCACCGGTCATCGATGCTTTCGACGGGTCGGTCACACCGCGCGCACTGCGGCAGCTCGAGCAAGTGATCCAGCGAGCGAGCGCCCATAGCCCTCGGCGACGGATTAGTTCAGGGTCGAGTCGATCCGTCGAGTCGCTTTCGCGCTGCTCGTACGCGATCGGTGTGCAGGTGTCAGCGACTCGGCGAGAACGTCGAGGCGGGTGCGAACCCATGCGGCAAAGTGCGCGAGCTCGGCGCGCCCTTGCGCTCGACCCTCGACCTCGCGGGCAAGGGTGCGCAGGGCGTCGGTCGCCTCCATGGGCGACGTGCGGTTCGGTGTCGTCGTCATCGCGGGCAGTCCCTTATGTGCCGGACCGGTGCGGCCGTTGCGTCGTGCCCCTATTCGGGGCGGGTGTGTGATGCGTCATGACAGGTCACGCCCTAATCGTGATGCGTCACGCTATGGGACATTGACACGCCGGCCGGAAAAATGCGAGGCACAAAGTGTACCTGAACGGTGCGGTACGTTTGCACAGTCCAGGGGTGGGCATAATCATGAATGGATTCGCTAAGATATTCGCGAGCATGCTGCGGTCGACCGTATGGGTGGGCCAGCCCGCACACCGCAAGCTCGTTTGGATAACCCTGCTGATGCTCGCCGACGCCGAGGGCAATGTGTGGGCGAGTGTCCCGGGACTAGCGCGGGACGCCGAGGTCACCCCCGAACAGGTCGAGGACGCGCTCGAACACTTTCGGCAGCCGGACCGGTACAGCCGAACAAAGGACGCCGACGGCCGCCGGATCCGCGACATCGACGGCGGGTGGCATGTGATCAACCATCACAAATACCGCGAGATCCAGTCGACCGCGCAGCAGCGCGCAGCACAGCGAGCGCGCGATTACCGGGCCCGGAAAGCGGTCGCGCCGGTCGCCGCCGGCGGGTTCGAACCCGTTACGAATAGTGTGACGAGCGTGACGCATCACGCACGTCACGTCCCGGACGCGCCGCCCGAGGGCGAGGACACCCCGTCAGGCGTCCCGCGGCGGGGTCGGGCGCGACAGCAGCCTCGCCCGACCGGTCTGCAAACACCCGTAATCGTTCCGCCGAGCGTGACGCATCACGCGAATCACATTCGTCACGCTTTCCCTGCCTCTGCCTCTGTCGATCCTTTAGAAGATCCAGATCCGGATCCGGATCTGATCCCTAGCGATCCTGCTAAAGACGGACCCGCGCGCGAGGTGCCGGCGGGCGAAACGATCGTGGTGCCGCCGGGCTGGAAACCCAAACCCCGGCACGCGGCAAAGTGCGCCGCACTCGGGATCGACCTGCAGATCGAGTGCGAAAAGTTCCGGTCAACGCGCTTTCAGCGGTCGTTTCCGACGAGCATTTCAGGCGTCGATAAGCGGTTCGACCGCTGGATCCTCGATGCCCCTGACTTTCCCAAGGCGGGCGGCGCGACGCCGCCGCGGGCGAAACCGAAACGACCGAGCGTGCCCGGGCTGCCCGAGTGGGTTCATCCGGATCACGCGGCGTTCGCCGATGCGAACGGCCTGCAGCTGCGGCGCGAGGTCAAGCGGTTCGAGGACGAGTATCACCTGCCGGCGGGCGCGCTGCATCCGACCGAGGTGTTCGATCCGTTCCTGCTGCACCTGCGCAGCCGCGCCGCTGACCGACCCCGGGCGGCGAACGAATGACCCCCGCTGCTCGGGTGTCACGCCTGCTCGCGCGTGCGGACGGCGATCCGGCCTCGCGCCGCGCCGCTTTAGGGGCGTCCTCGAGCGTTCTCGAAAAACTCGACCCGTCCGTCGCGGCCTCGCTCGAGGCCCGCAGAACGCGAATGCGTGCCGTTCGATAAGCGACTCTGATCAGATGACCCGGGCCACCCGGCCCACAGAAGAAAGAAACCGACATGAACACTCCCGCTAAACCCCCCGCCCTCGAACACCGTGACGAACCCGTTTGGCTCGCGATGCTGGCGCAGGCCGACGACCGCTGCCGCATCAGGCTCGAGGAACCCGGCGACCTCGTGCACGTGCTCGGCATAGCGCTGCCCGCCGACGAGCTCGCGGCCGCCGTCGACCGCATCGCTGCGACAGGCCGCATCGAGCGCGAACCGGGCGGGCTGCGGGTGTGCGTCGAGCTGATCACGCGGCGACCGTACGCGCCGATCTACGGCTGGTTACCAAAGTCGGCAGTCTGGACTGCGTCGAGTGCCGAGGTGCGGCTGCTGTGGATAACGATCCTGACGATCAGCGACAGCACCGGGCGGCTGCACATGCCGCTCGCCGACCTCGCGCGCGAGGCGGGGGTCGAGCCCGAGGCCGCCGAGGTCGCGCTGACGTGGCTCGTCGACGACGACCGAATCGAGCGGTCGCCGGACGGCTCGCTGCAGGTGCGTCGGCATCAGCAGTACCGCGCGCTACTGCCGCGCAGCACGCCGCCCGCCGAGTGGCAGCCGAACGAGCAACACGCGGCGCTCGCCGCCGAGCTTGCCGCCGGGTTCGAGGTCGAGGTCGACCTGACTGCCGAGGCGAATCTGTTTCGGCGGGCTGAACATATCATGCGAGCCGGTCGTAATTGGGACCGCACTTTCGAGGGGTGGATCACGCACGCGGCGGCACGCCGCTCTAACGAGAACGAGGACCGAGAACATGGCAGCACGCAAAAAAGGAAACGAGAAACGGGCGGGGAAAACTGACGAGGGCACCGGCCTCGTTCGCGTCAGGCTGACCGACGAGCAGTGGCGAGCTCGCTGCGACGAGCTCGCCTCGTATTTGAAAAAGGCCGAGGAGGTCGAGGGCAAAAAGTCGGCGGCCGCCGAGAAATACAACGGCGAGCTGAAACTGCTGCGCGAAAAGATCAGCGTGCTTGCCGACGAGGTCGACACGCACGAGGCGAACGTCGACGCGCAGACCGCGCTCGAGTTCGACGGTTTCGCGGGTAAGCGTCAGCGCGACGGCAAGGCGGCCGCGGCCGGCGATGACACCGACGAGCCGGCGAACGACGAGGCTGAACCGGTCGTCGAGGGCGCCGCCTGATGCAGGCGCTCGATCGAGCCAAGCGCGTGCAGGCCGCGCTGACGAAACTCGTCGAGCGACGCGAGCGGGTCATCGCTCGAGCGAGCTCAGAGTTCCGCCTCGACCTGCTCGCCGTCATCGATAAGGTCGACGACGAAACCATGTCCCTCGTGCAGCGAGGGCTCGCGATGGATCGCGCCGAGCAGGGCCTGCAGTACGCGCTGCAGCTCGCGATCGACGAACGGAACGAGGCACGCCGGGTCGCCAGCCCGACGCAACGGTCGCGCGAGATCGACCCGCACGAGGCGGAAACCGACGTGCCGCCGCCGCTGCCGCAGGTGTTCGGGCTGCCGAGCTCGTTCGACCTCGGCGACGAGGACGACCTTTCGGGCCTCGACGACGAGCCGTCGCCGGCAGCTCCAGGCGACGACGTGCAGGGGTACCGGTATCCCGAACCCGGCGAGCCGGCGATGACGCTGCCCGACGGCACCGTCGTCGCGGCGAACCCATGACCGGGCTGATCGAGCTGCTCGGGCTGCCTGCGGATCTGACGGGTCCGCAGGCGGCCGTCGCCTGCGTCGCGCTCGTGTGCGTGACGTACGTCGTCGGCATCCTGCTGCGGCCGGTGTTCCGTTGATCGTCGCCGGTTTCGACCCGGGCGTTCGCACGCTCGGGTTCGGGGTTATCGAGGCGCTGCCCGCCTCGACGCGGGTGCTCGCGTACGGCGACATGGGCGAGCCGGATGCCGAGTTACCGATCGGCGTGCGGCTGAACCGCATCGCCGTCGGCATCGACCGCCTGATGAACCAATGGTGCCCGGACGCCCTCGGGTTCGAGGCGCAGGCGGGGGTGCACGCCGGGCAGGATCGAGCGGGGCAGCCGATGCACATCGTTCTGCGGTACGTGCACGCCGTGACCGGCATGATGCGCATGGCAGCGTGCACGGCGCTCGCCGAGCCGATCCCGTGTTACGAGCCGCAGCCGGTGTCGGCGAAAGTCGCGCTGCTCGGGCGCGGGCACGGGCACGCCGAAAAGCACCTCGTGCAGGCGGGGGTGCAGCGCCTGTTCGGCATCAAACGGTGCAGCTCGCACGCCGCCGACGCCCTCGCCGTCGCGGTCTGCACGCTGCGGCAGCACCGGATCGCCGAGCGAACGGCGGCCGCCGAGGCCGCGCAGGTCAGGCAGCGTCAGCTGCAGCTAACGCGTTAATCCGCTGCAGGTGATGCCGGACGAGGGCGAGCTGCCACAGCGCCGCGTCGAGTTCGTCGACGCGCTGCTGCCGCAGGTAATCGCCCCGGCGCGCAGGGCCGGTCATGACGACGTCGAGCCACCGGTCGCGCTCGAACCGCAGCGCTGCCGTGCGACGTTCCCACCCCTCGACGTACGCGGGCGACACCTCGATGCGACCGACCCGGTCGAACCGACGGCGGCCTCGGCGCCAAGCGTCCTCGAATTGTTCAGCTGTCATCGGCGGTCGAGTGCGATGCAGGCGCCAAACATCCACGTGCAGAAATGGGTCGTGCCGTCGGCGGGCAGCTCGATGCAGTAGCCCTCGGTCGTGTCGACACCGGCGCGCAGGACGGGGTCGCACACCCCGCTCGCGCACAGCGAGTCGGCGTCGCAGGCCTCGCCGTTCGCGAGCAGCTCGGCGTCGTCGGAGTACTCCGGCGACTCGTCGCTCGGCGTCGACGGCTCGGGCGCGTCCTCGCTCGTGCAGGGTTCGGCGGGCAGCTCGAACGTGTCGGTCGTCGGCAGAATGATGACGACGTCGTCGCCTTCCATGGGCGACGGTGCGGGTTCCGGCTCGTCGACGGGAGCTGCCGGCGACGGGGCAGGGGCAGGCTCGGGTGCGGGCGCCGGCTCGGGCGCGGCGGGCGCGACCTCGTCGACCGCGGCCGCAGGCGACTCGGCCTCGTCGCCCGAGTACTCGCTCGACGGGTCGACGGCGACGCCGCCGCAGGCGGCGAGCAGCAGGGCGAGGCAGCAGGTGCGCAGCGTGATCATGCCCATACGAACGGCACTGTCAGGGTAACGCTTGAACACAAAACGTCGAGGCCCGCTCGATTGCTCGGCGGGCCTTGCGGGTGTTTCAGGGTGGTTCAGCCGCAGAGACACACGCGGGGTGCGGCTGCGATCGCCGCGAGTTCCGCGTCGGTCAGCGGCTCGCCCGCCTCGCGGGTCCCGGTGTAGCGACGCCAAACACCGTCGTTGTAAGACATGTCTGCAACGGTGCGGCGGTACCGCTCGCCGGGCACTTTCACCTGCGCGCACTGCGACTGCGCGGCGGGATAGACCTCGAGGGTTTCAACGTTCGGGAACAGGATCGTCGATGCGTTCATGCCCATCAGAACGACGCCGGGCCTCGACCCTTGAACAAAAAGCGGAACCGCCCGACAGAAAATCTCGGGCGGCCCATATAGGAACGGGTGCGGTCAGGGGGTGAAAAACGTCGTCTGCCGCCAATAAAGCCGGTGGTTCGTTTCGATGACGGGCACCCCGCGCATGACGGTCGGCGGGCACATCGCGTTCAGATACCGGTGTACCTTGCCGAGGCAGCCGCAGGCGGCGCACACCTGCTCGAACCCGTCCGGCTGCATCGGCGGGTGCAGCGCGGCAGCGGCGATGACGGCCGGGTCGTTCGCGGGGTCATAGCTAGCGTCAACGGGCCCGGCGCAAATGCCCTCGTGCGCGGCGAACTGCTCGCATTCGGGGCATGGGCCCTCGTCGGCGAACGCCCTCGCCATGGTCATGATTTCGTCGATCAGGCGCTGCTCGAACCCGCCCGCCCGCCATGCGTCGAACGCCGTCCTGCGGTCGCGCAGGCGGTCTGCGGCCTCGCCGGCGCTCGACACGACGGTCGCGCGCACGGTTTCGCGCGCCTGCTCGTCGGTCATCTCGCCCGTCGTGTCGGGCCCGGACAGCTGCGCGGCGACGTGCCGGGCAAAGTCAGCGATCGGGTCGCCACCGAACACGGATTTGACGTACCGCTCGTACGTCCATTTGCGGCCGGTCACAGCGCCACCCCGCAGGCGACGCAGGTGTCGGTCGGATCCATGACGAAACCGCAGGCGGCGCAGGCGACGCCGTCGCGGGACCATGCCGCCTCGAGGGTGTCGGCCTCGGCCTCGACCTCGACCGACTCGTCGATGCCGACGAGGTGCACACGCCAGTGCTGCCCCGTTTTGGTAGTGCCCCAAAACTCGACCTGGTTCATCTCGGTCGAGGCGTCGACGTTGCCGTCGCATCGCAGGGCGAGTTCGTCAGCGATTTCGAATGTGTGCTCGATCGTTACGGTGTCGCCGGCGGCCGCGATGCTGTCGTCGATCGCGGCGAGGGCGAGGTCGGCTGGCGTTGTCATGCCCATCAGAACGGAGCGGGCGCGCGACCCTTGAACGAAATCGTCATGCGTGCCGATGCGGCACGTCATCGGTGCAGCGGCCGGGACGGGGTTCGGGGCAGAGTGCGCCACCGGTGCGACGCATCGCCGATCAGCGCGATTTGCCGCAGCTGCAGGCGATGCCGGTCGGCGGGCGACAGCCGGGGCAGGTCAGCGGGCACGAGGCGCAGCACCCGCTCGGGCGCGAGGCAGACGACGAGGACGAAACAGCGCGGGCAGACCGCGACGATCCGGGGGTCGATGACGAGGTCGACCCAACACGCCGGGCAGCGGGTGCCCGGCGGCGGGCTGTCGAGCTTAGTCGGGCGGCGTCCGTTCACGGCCGGGCATTCTATCGGGGCAGGCGCTCGACTGCAGCTGCGAACGCCGCGTGCAGCGGGTCCTCGTCGCCGCACCACTCGGCAAGCTCGTGCATCAGCAGCCGGACGACCTCGGCCCGGCGGGCGCGGTCCTCGTGCGGCAGCGCGAACCGGATGAATATGCCCTCGCTGCTGACGTGCGCCTGCGGGTCCTGCACGTGCATTCGGGGGTCGGTCGCCTCGGCGTCGAGCATGCCGAGCACGAGCAGCGTCTGCAGCGACGCGGGCAGCGTCTGCCCGAACCGACCCGTCGCGAGCAGGGCGCCGATGCGGGTGCGCAGCGTCGGGCCGAGGGTGAACTTGACGAACGCGAGTTCATCGGCGGCCGCGTCGGCGCGCTCGTTCTGACCGTCCTGCGCGAGCCGGCGCAGCAGCTCGGGCGAGGTGACTTTCACGGCGACCTCGTCGGGCCCGAGCGGCTCGACCTCGACCTCGACCGAGGCGAGTTCGTCCGGATTGATCAGGCCGCGCCCGGCGTACGAGTCGACCTGGTTTTGAATGACCTCGGCGAGCTTGTCCGTCGGCAGGTGCAGCACGCCGTCGGGCAGCAGGCTCGGCAGGGCGAGCAGCGCCGGGTCGGCGTCCCGCAGCGCGGCAGAGAACGGGCCGGCGGGCACTGCGCCCTGCAGGATTAACGGCAGCGGGCGTCGTCGGGTCGCGTCGAGTTCGAGCTGCATCCGAAGCTGTATCCGAACGTCGTCGTACAGCGGGGCGAGCCGGCGCACGAGCAGGCCGAGGTGCTCGACGTAATCCCACAGCGCGGCGCGCTCGACGTCAGGATGCCATGCCGACGTCAGGGCGCGTGCCGACGTGTACAGCGCGAGAAAGTCTTTCGCGAGGGTGCGGTCGAGCTGCTCGCGCAGGTGCTCGGCATAATCGATGACGTCGATCGCGTGCAGCGACAGCCCGCTGCCATCGCGGTCGAGCGCCGTCCGCAGCTCGGCGAGTGCCGCCGGGTCAATGTGTTTCACCCGAGCCGCTCGCCGCTCGCCCTCGTTAGTCATGCCCCTGCCTGCCCCTGTTCCCGCCCTGAAACCCCTGCTCGAATAAGCGCGACGACGAGGCGTGACCGGGGGGGGACAGCCGCCGCCTCGTCGTCTCGCGTCGCAGACTGCCTTGCTCGACCCGTGTCTGCCTAGAGGGAATCGACGCAGTCGATCGAGTTAGGTGCGACCTCGTCGCCGTAACGCGCACCGTGGAACCTGACGCATTCTCGCGGTACGTTTCCCATTGCGAACGATGACACAGCGACAGAAACCGCCTCGGCGAAAGGCCAAGTCACCCGGGGGGGTGAAACGGCGCCCTGCTGCCGATCGGTCACGCGCGCGCGCGACGAAAGGGCAGGGGTCGAAAGCCCCCAAAGCAGCGAGGCGCAAGTCGCCGAGAGCAGCTCGCGACGGGCGGGACCACGAGACACCGGCAGCGCCGAACGAGTTCGAGGTGTGGCAGGCGTCGAGGACGCCGCGCGAGCAGCGAATCGACGTCGTCCTGCAGCTGATGCAGTCGGGCGCATGGGAACCGGGCAGGTCGCATCAGGCCCTCGCGCAGAAATGGGGTGTGCACCCGGGCACGGTCGAGCACATCGCGAGCGAGGCGAACCGGCTGCTGCGGCACGCTTTCCGTAGCAACCCGCAGGCGCGCGACGAGGCGCTCGCCGAGGTGCTGTTCACGTTCCGGACCGTGCGGCTGCGCATGCTCGAGAACGGCAGCGTCGCGGCAATGAAAGTCGCACTCGATGCGGCCGAGGCGTTCGGTCGTTACAACGGCATCGAGCCGCCGAAAAACGTCAAGCTGACATCGCAGGACGAGTTCGAGGGCCTGACCGACGAGCAGCTCGCGGCGGTCGTCGAGGGCGGGGTCGAGGCGCTGCGGGTCGTGCGCGAGGGCGAGGCCGTCAATTGAAGCGGACGCGGCAGGGGGTGCTCGCGCTCGGGTGGGCCCGTCGCCGACGACGCGTCGAGATCCCGCCTGACTGTGATCACAGCGCGATGCGGTACTGCTGCCACCCGAGGAACTGCGGGCACCTCGTGTGCAGCTGCGGCCTCGCATGGGACGAGGGTGCCTGCGCGTGATAGCGCCGCCGCCGATCGACATGACGGACGAGGGCGGGTCGCTCGTCGAGCTCGCGGCAGCGCGGCGTCGCGACCTGATGGTTCGAGCCAAGGCGCGCCGGGCGCTCGACACCCGCGAGGCCGAGTTCGACCTGTTCAAGTTCATCGCGCTGCATCAGCCGCGGTTCCGTCGGCCCGACCATATGGCAAAGCTCGTCGATGCGTTCGACCGGGCGATGCGCGGGCCCGTGTTCTGCATTATCGAGGCGCCGAGTCGGCACCTCAAAACGAGCATATTTCAGGCGGCGGCAGCGCGGCTGCTGCGGTACCGGGCGCGACCGCGCGTCGCGTACTGCACCTATGCCAACGACATTGCGTTCAGGCGCAGCCGGGAAATGCGCGAGCTCGCCGCGACGGCGGGGGTTTGGGTCGGCGAGGAACAGCGGACCGCGCAGCATTTCGACCCGAGCAAGTCGGTCGCGTTCTGGCAAACGAGCACCGGCGGGCAGCTCGTCGCCGGCGGGCGGCATGGGCAATGGATCGGCGAGGGGTTCGACCTGATTCTGTACGACGACCCGCTGAAAGATCACGACGAGGCGGCGTCGCAGAACGCGCGCGACGAGGCGTTCAATACGTTCCGAGGCACGCTGATGTCGCGCCGCGAGCCGGGGTGCAGCGTGTTCGTCGGCATGCAACGATGGGACGAGGACGACCCGATCGGCCGCATTAAAGCGTGGCTCGAGTCCGATCCGGACGCGCCTCGGTTCGAGATCATTACGCTGCGGATCCTCGAGGACATCGAGCTGATCGAGGACGACGACGGTAACGAACGCATTGTCGGCGGCAAACCGCTGTGCCCTTGGCGGTACGACGTCGCAGCGATTATCGAGTGGGCCTCGCTGCTCGGCCCTTACTTCTGGCCGAACCTGATGCAGGACGTCAGGCCTCGCGGCAAAAAGCTGTTCCCGGAACTGTCACGGTACACGACGGCGCGCAGCGAGGGGTCGGTGCTGCTGATCAGCTGCGACCCGGGCATCGAGGGAAAGGACAGCTCGCGTCAGAAGAAACCCCGCAGGAAAGACGGCAAACCCGACCCGAGCGGTATCGTCGTCGCATGGGCATGGCAGACGCAGCGATGGATCCTCGACCCCGAAACGCGGCGTAAGCAGCTCGTGCACGAGGTGAACCTCGATGTCGTGTGGGCCGAACAGCTGTGGCTCGAACCGCTCGAGCTGCTCGAGTTTCTGAACGACCTGCAGCAGGTGCATTACCCGGGCGCGCCGGTGCTGCTCGAGGAGGTCGGCGCGTTCCGGCTGCTCGAGCTAGTCGCGGCGCAGACACATTCGCAGCTGTACGTCGTGCCCGTCGTGCCTCGCGGATCCAAGCTGCTGCGGTCGCTGCCGACGGCGAAAGCAGCGCGCGAGTCGCGGGTTCGGGTGCCGGCGCGGGCGCCCGTCGGCGCCGACTGGATCGCGCCGTTCTGTAAGGAAGTGCGTGACTTTACCGGCAAGGCAGGCGGCATCGATAACCGCGTCGATGCCCTGACACAGCTGCACGATCAGGCGGCAATGATGCTCGGCGTGATGCAGGCTGGCGCCGCGAGCGGCGGTCTGACTATGATGGGCAAGCTCGGTCCCAACACGGTCCGATAAGACACACCGACACCTACACCTCTCACCCCGGGAAGCACCCCGCGATGAACCAACGACTGACGAACATCAGCACAGCTGCGTTGTTCGAGGAACTAACGACCCGCGTCCTGCAGCTGCACGACGACGCCGAGCGACCCGGCAGCGCCGGCTCGATGCGAACCCTGCTGACCGAGGCTTACGAGGCAGGCCGCTGCGCGGGCATCGGCGTGCAGCTCGACGCGACCTCGACGGCGCTGCGGCACCTGCTCGACGAGGCGACCGCTCGCATGCCGGACGTGCAGCCGCCGGGTATCGACGGCGACGACCCCGCGCTGCGCTATTGGCGCGAGGGACGGCAGCACCTGTTTCAGCTCGTCGGCGCGCAGTGCGAGGCGACGAAAGCGGCAGGGTCGGTGCACGCGAACGAGGCCGCGAGGCGAGCGGCGAAGCTGCAGCAGCGCGCATCGGCGGCACTCGCCCCGGCGTTGCCGCTGCGGGCACGCGCCGGCCGTTGGCTGCTCGAGCTCGGCGAGCGCATCAGCTCGCGAGGTGCAGCATGATGACGATCTATAAGTTCGCCGTGCCCATCTCCGATGACATCACGATCGTGATGCCGGCAGGGGCGAGGCTGCTGTCGGTGCAGACGCAGCACGGCGCGCCGAGCCTGTGGGCAATGGTCGACCCGTCGGCGCCGAGCGTCCGGCGTCGCCTCGCGCTGCGCGGTACGGGGCACAACGCCGATAGCCTGTCGCTCGCGCCGTTCGTTGGAACCTTTCAGACCGAGGGCGGCGCGTTCGTCGGGCACCTGTTCGACCTCGGCGAGGTGCACCCGTGATCAATCCGCTCGAGTGGCTGCTGCAGTGGTGTCGCGCCGACGCGCTGCTGCGCCGGGCGTTTCTGGACATCGACGAGCCGTCGGGCTCGGCCCGCGCGACGCTGCATTTCATCGACGCCAAGGGTGAACGCGAGGTCGTCGGGCTCGGCGCGACGTTCGACGACGCGATCGTTTCCTGCATAATGCAGCTGACCGGCGGCGAGGTGCAGGCATGACCGCGCGCGCCGAACCCCCGCTGCCGTTCGTTCAGCTGTCGTACGCGCTGACCGAGGACGGCGGCGCGCTGATCGAGAACACGAGCACGATCGAGCTCGAGGTCGTAACGAGCGACGGCCGATCCATCGGGCTACCCCCGGGCGCCCGAGGGCACGTCCCGTTCGCCGGCAGCGTCCGGACGCCGCCGGGGCGTGACTATTCGCGACCCGCGCCGGTCAGCGACCGCGAGCTGTACGTCGCCAAGCGGATCGGCATGACCGCCTATCGCGCCGAGGGCGTCGACTTTCTCTGGATCACCCGCCTGCACGACGGGCGCGCGCTGTTCCTCGAACCGTGGAACGGCGGCGGCGTGCAGCTGTCGCTCGGGCACATCGGCGCCGCCGTCTGGATCAATGCATGGGACTATGACGCCGAGCATCGCGACGCCGGCTGGCGTGCCGTGCTGTCATGGGATGGGCACGACGAACCCGAGGGGTGGACACGGCACCCGATGACCGGGCGCGTGCGGCCCGACGGCAAGGCATCGAGCGAGCGCCTCGAGGGCAGGGGGCAGCAGTGACGCCCCGGTGGCGCTCGATGCTGCGCGTTCGCGCCCTGCTGCGCGAGCTGATCGAGCAGCACGTTCCGGTCGGTGTGCTCGCCTCGATCGTCGAGCGGGTCGGCTCGTACAGCGACAGCGGCCTCGTCGACGGGTTCGCGCGCACCGTGCCCGGGCTGACCGCCGTCATGGGAAACGAGCTTGCCCATCAGATCGTCGGCGAGGAACCGTTCGAGCCGGCCGGCGACCGGGCTATGCAACGGGTGCGGGTGCTTGCCCGCGAGCTCGCGCGTCGGCGGAACGAGGCGCAACGGTCGCACGAGGCGACGGGCGACCAGGATCAGAACGCCGTCGCCTGCGCGCTCGACGAGGTGCTGTCGTTCATCGCGGGACTAACCGGCGTCGGCGAGGACGGCACCGGTGACACCGGCGAGGACGACGCCGATAAGCGCGCATGGGAAAAGCAGCGCAACGGCTGGCGTGACCTGATCGACGAGCTGCGCCGGCGGCAGCAGTCGGCGCGTGATCTGAAAGCCCTCGGGTCCGCGTGCAGCGAGGTGCTCGTTCGCGAGCTCGACATCATTCTGCAATTCATCGGGACGCACGCGCCCGACCCGCGGCCGCCGGGCGAACCGCGCGACCTGCTGCGGATCGGCGACGAGCTGCGCCGCAGGATCAAGCTGCGAATGCAGCAGCTCGACGACGGGTCGAACGACGAGCAACCGGCGGCGGCCGTGCACGACGAGCTCGTCGAGCTGCTCGCATTCGTCGGGCCCCTTATGGGCGCGCCGCTGCCGGACGTCGAACGGCTCGACGCTTGGTTCGACGAGCAGCCTTTTTACGAGGTGATGCAGGCATATCGGCACGCGAGCATTCCAGACGCGGCGGCGGCGTTCGAGGCCGTCAAAACAGAGATCCGAAAGGCGGTAAGAAAATGACAGCAGTGGGGAGACATGCGGACCGGCCGCGCCGGTACATCACGCGGTTCGAATACAACGGGACCCGGGCATGGGTCGCGCGCCCGCCCGGCGTGCCGAGCAAAACGTTCAGTTACAACGTGCACGGCGGCGTGCGAAAGGCGCTCGCGGCGGCGCAAGCTTGGCGCGACGGGGTGCTCGTCAAGCAGCCTCGCCGGCGCGGCGCTCGGCGGCGGGCCTGCCCGGGGTACGGGTACGTGAAACGGCGCGAGGTGAAAGGGGTCGACTCGTTCGTCGCTTGGCTGCTGCTCGACGACGACGGCCGCGTCGCGGCGACGAGCAGGGCGGTCAGCGCGAACGGCGTCGCCGGCGCGCGCGCGGAATGCGAGGCGTACCTGCGGCGCAAGCGGCGCGAGTATGGCCTGCCGACGATAGGCACCCCCGGATGAACGCCGACACTTGGCGTCCGGCATGCGGGCGTTGCGGCTCGACTGCGATCAGCATTACGACCGGGGCGTGCGCCGGCTGCGGCGCCGAGTGGGATGGTACCGAGGCACCCGAGGTCGTGCGCGAGGACGACGAGCAGCCAACCGAGCCGCTCGCCTCGCGCCGACCCGTCGAAAGGAAACAGGCATGAACATCGAAACTATCGGCATCGCCCTCGCCTGCATCGCCGTCGCGGCTGCGGCAGGGGTCATCATTCGCGCCGTGTTCATCAGCCGCCGCAAGCGGCGCCGGCTCGCTGCGGCGTACGATTACGACGCGACGGACCGGACCGAGCGCGTCGTGCTGCCGCGGCAGCGGCCCGAGTGGCCACCCCCGCCGCCCCTGCCGACGCCGAACAATCCGGCCTCGTTCGCGCCGCCGGTGCGGCTCGGCCTCGGCGGCGCACCGGGCCGCGAATGGGCACCCGTCGGCGTCGCGCACCCCGCGCTGCGGACCGACACGAGGGTCGCTGCGCGCAGGGCAGAAAAGGTCGAGCAGCGCCGCGCCGACGAGGGGTTCAGCGTTCCGTCGATGCCCGCCGACCCGGGCCCGGTGCTGTTCGCCGAACCCGTGTCGCTTTCCTCGCCCTCGTTCGAGGGACACGGCGGCGCGTCGGGCGGCGCGGGCGCCTCGGGTTCATGGGACGCACCGCAGTCGACGCCCGACTCGAGCCCGAGCTGCTCGGTCGACTCGAGCCCGAGCATCGACTGCACACCGACGAGCAGCGACCCATGACCGAAACGCTCGGCAAGGGCGGCAAGCGTCTGCCGTGTCAGACGTGTCAGCAGCCCGGATATTATCTCTGCGATTACCCCGTGAAACGCCAAGGGGTGAACGGCAGCTGCGGCCGGGTCATGTGCAAGCAACACGCGACACGGGTCGGCGGCGGGGTCGCGCACTACTGCCCGCCGCACGAGCGCGCCTCGCGCCCGCAGGTGCCGCCGGCGCCTGCCAAGCAGCAGGGCCCGGCGGTCGAGTGCGTGCATAACTGGTATGACCCGAGCTGTCGCTGCGGCGTTCCTGCGCCGCCGCCCGAGGCCGCCGAGTGACGACGAAAGGCGACGCCGAACCGCAGCAGCGCGCCGAGCTCGAACGGCGCGCAGGGCCCGTCGTCAAGCTGCAGCACCTGCCGGTCGCCTGCGGCGACGGGTCGAGCCGGCGCCAATTGTTCATCACGATCGACGGGCGGCAGGCGCTGCACGAGGGACCGCGCAAGCGATGACGACCCGCGACGAGGGACTGACGCTGACCGGGCCGCGGCTGGATCGCCTGGCCAAAGCACGTCGCAAGGTCGAGAACGCGCAGGCCGGGGTGCGGGCTGCGCAGCGGGATCTGCAGGGCGCGATCGGCCTGCTCGACGACGCGCTGCACGAGCTGCACGAGGCGACCGAGGGCATGGGCTGATGACACTGCGCGCGACGGCGATTCTGTGGGCCTGTCGGCTGCGGGTCGAGGGCGTGATGCCTCGGCCGCAGTACGATCGGTACGTCGCGCGCGAGCGCGCAGGGGCGCCGACTGACGAGCTGCTCGACGAGTGCGCCAAGCTCGACCCGGCGACGGCGGCCGAGCTGCTGCCCGAGCGCGCCGTGAACGCGCCGGACCTCGGCAACGCAACGGACGACGCGCCTTGGCATGCGCGCGGTCAGGGCCCGTATTCCGACGAGTGGAAACCGAGCTGATGCGTTCGACCTCGTACGAGCCCGACGAGCGCTGCACCGGGTGCGACTCGTTCTGCACCGACTGCCGCGCCCGGCTCGGGCCCTGCTGCCCTGACTGCAGCTGCGCGCCGCCGCCCGGACCGCCGCCGCACCGGCGCTGCTCGGGCTCGTGCAACGCGACGAACGACGCGCACCCCTGCGCGTTCTGCCCCTGCCCGGCGTGCAGCCGTTGGTTCCCGCTCGCCGACGACGAGGCAAGCCTCGCGCAGTGGCGCGTCGAGGTGCTCGCGGTCGAGCGGGTGTATGTGTGCGAGGCGCAACCGTGCGGGCATCGGTGGCTCGAGACGACGTCGCCGGCGTACTGCCGCAGCATCGGCGGCGGGTGCAAGGTCTGTGGCGCCCGACGGGGCGGCGTCATCATGGCGGGGTTCTCGACCCCGCTGCCGAGCGATCGATTCATCCGGCACCCTGACGACGGCCTGTCGCCGAAATTCTGATTGCTGACCGAGCTCTATTCGAAAGCGTTCATCGCATACGGCAAGGGCGACCTCGTCGAGGTGCGCGGGTTCACGGTCACGCGCAGCGCCGACGTCGGCGAGTCCGAGTTCAGCCTCGGCACCCGGTCGTTCACGCGGCAGCAGCTCGGGTCAGTCACGTTCTGGTGTGCGGCGGCGCGGGGTGTGTGGCTGCCGGCATGGGCATTCCACGACGGCAGCGACGAGGGCCCGCACGAGGTGTGGCGGATTACGGGCGTGCACCCGCGTACCGGCGAATGGTTCGCCAAGTCGCGCCCGGCATGGCACGCGAGCTTTACCCTGCGCATCGACGACCCCTGCCGCTCGTCGGGTCGCTGACGCCGGCAGGCGCTGCGTGACGTTAGGCCCGGGCAGGGATACCCTAGCGTCGTGCAAGCAGCCGTTGACATCACACGTTACCGCGTTGACGAACGCGCCGCGCACGAGCTCCGAGCGACCTCGTTTGCCCCGCAGCCGCTGCCGAGCTCGGCCTCGCTGATGCGTGATTACTTCGCCGGGCATGTCCCGGCGAACGAGCAGTATCGCCCGCAGTTCGGTCGCAGCCTCGACCTCGACCGCATCGATGCGGCGGTAAAGGCCGCGAACATGGGCATCATGTCGCGGCTGACGGACCTCGCCCGCGAGACGATCGCGCTCGACGGGCACGTGTCGGCGCTGCTGCAGAAACGCCTGAACCGCATCGCCGCCCTCGATTACGAGGTGCAGCCGGCGACCGGGCGCCGCGTCGACGAGGGCCGGGCGAAAGAATACGCCGCCGTCGTTCGCGAGCAGCTCGAGCAGATCCCGAACTTTCGCGACCGCCTGCTCGATCTGGCCTGGGGTATTTTCGACGGCAGGGCCTGCAGCGAGATCGAATGGTACCGGTACGGGCGCGAGTGGAACGTGCGCGACCTGCACTGGATCCACCCCCGGCGCCTGTCGTTCGGGCCCGACCGTGACCTGCGCGTCATCGACCCGATGCGGCAGGTCGGCAATTTCCTCGACGTCGGGTTTCCCGTCGAGGCGATCCCTTACAAGTTCCTGACGTTCCGGCCGCGCATGTTCGGCGATTACCAGGAACGCGAGGGCCTCGCGTACCGTACGCTGTACTGGTCTTTTTTCGCCCGGCTCGGCGTGCGCGAGCAGCTCGAGCTGATGGAAATATTCGGCAAGCCTTGGCGCATTCTGACGCCGCGCACCGGGCCCGGCATGCCGGCGATCAACGTCGAGGCGCTGCAGCAGGGGTTTCAGGCGCTGACGCTGCTCGGGTTTCACAACACGGCGCGCATGCCGGCGAACGTCGACGTGCAGATCGTGCAGCCCGAGCAAGGCGCCGGGCAGGTGCACGCGGCCGTGATCACTGACGCCCGCGACGTGCTGTCGAAACTGTACCTCGGCAACGTGCTGACGACCGATGCCAAGGCGACCGGCCTCGGCGCGCAGACCGCGAACGTGCAGCAGTCGGGCGAGGATCTGCTCGTCGCCGGCGACGCCCGCCGCATCGGCGAGTCGGCAGAGAACGGCCTGACCGACGCGATCGTCGTCGTGAACTTTGGACCCGAGGCGGTCACGCACGCGCCGAAATTCATCCTGCGCACCGACCCCCCGCTCGATCGCAGCGTCGAGGCCGACCGGTTGCGCAAGGCGATCGACGCCGGCGTGCCCGTGTCGCTCGAGGAATACCGGCAGCGGGTCGGCATTCGCGAGGTGCGGCCCGACGAGCCGTACATCATTCGGACGCAGCGGCCTGCCGAGCTCGGTCAGCAGGCGCCGACGCCCGGGCCCGAGGTCGTGTATCCCGCCGGCGAGGCGCCGAAACCGGGCGAGCTGCTCGACTCGCCCATGCCGGCGATCAACGTCGACGACGGGGCACCCCCCGGGCCCGGGCAGCTGCCTGCCGGTGGCGAACCCCCGCAGCTGCCGTCGGGCGCCTCCATGGGCGACGACGTCGACGACCCGGGCGACGTCGCCCGCCTCGCCGAGCGCATGACCGAGCTGCAGATCGACCGCTGCGCCCATAATCGGCAGAACCGCTGCCCGCTGTGCGGCATCGAGCGCGAGCGGACCGTCGAGATGGGACCCGACGGCAAGGCGCACTGGCCTATCGCTTGGAAACCGATCGGTGCCCCGTCGGCGAGAACGCGTGGCGACGAGGCACCCCCGTCGCCGGCAGCTCCAGGCGACGCACCCCCGTCGCCCGGTGATGGGAACGACCCGCCGTCGCCCGGTCCAGGTGACGACGAGGACGACGCGCCCGGCACGCTCGCGCCGTGAACGGGTGCGCGCACTGCGGCGGGCTGCAGCTCGCCCGTCGCCGGCGTAAACCCCCGGCGCAGCCGCGGTCGACGTTCGGCTCGCCCGAGGACGTAATCGAGCGGGGCACCGACGCGCTCGCCGTCGAAACCGAGCGGCTCGGCATCACGATCGCCCGGGCCGTGCATGGCAAGTCGACGGCGCGCGACATTCAGGGCGCGATCGGCAAGGTCAAGCGCGGCTGGAATCGGGACCGGTTCGCCGATCCGCTCGAGCGCGAGCTGCTGCACGGCTCGATGCTCGGCGCCCTCGACGCGGATTTCGAGGCGCGCACCGACCGCCCCGTCGCCGTGCCCTCGTTCGCCGCGCTGCACGCGCCGATCCTGCTCGCCCCGTACGACCGCAGCACCGACCCCGCATTCGCGACCCGCCCGGTGCGCGACGCCGTCGAGCAGTTCGAGCAGCGCGAGGCGGTCACCCGCCGGGTGTACGACAGCATGACGACGGCGGCTCGCCGGCGCGCCGTGACCGTCGCGAACGCGACGACGAACGAGGTCGTGCGGACCGTGCAGCGCGAGCTCGTGCGGCAGGTCAGTAAAGGCGCCGACCTGCGCGAGTTCGCGAACACCGTCGTGCCCCGGCTCGAGGCGGCGGGGTGGACACCCCTGAACGACTCGCACGCCGAGAACGTCCTGCGGACGAACGTCGCCTCGGCATACAACGCCGGGCGCGCGCGCCAGATGACGCAGCCGACGGTGCTGCGGTTCCGCGGCTATTGGCAGATCGTCACGGTCAACGACGGCCCGCCCCGTCAGCGCGCGACGCATCAGGCCGTGCACCTCGTCGTGCTGCGCGCCGACGATCCCTTTTGGCTCGAGGCATACCCCCCGTTCGGGTATCAGTGCCGCTGCAGGGTGCGGTCGCTGTCGAACAGCGTCGGCGAGCCGCTCGCGCGACTCGGCAGCTCGATCCATGACCTGCCCGATCGAGGGTTCGCGAGCGGGATCACTCTGCTCGGCGTGCCCTTGCCGACCATGCCCGCAGCAAACGATCCGCCGAACACACCTGCGAACGACTGACGCTCGTCGTCAGCGCGACGACGTCGCTCGGGTACCGGCGCGACGTTCCCGGTTGGCTTGCCGATACTGCAGCTCGCGCGTAACGTTGCGACATATGGGTGCGACCGCCGCATCGGCGATGCAGTGCTACGTGAACCGAGCAACCGAGTTCGGGCACAGCGTGCTCGCATTCGTTCCGCCCTCGCCTGCGAACGACACCGACGCGCTGCCCGACGCGGTCGAGGTGCAGCCCGATCGAAAGCCAACGCCGGCGTTTAAGTGGCTGCACGTCGCGAACACGGGCACATACAAGGGGCACCATCAGGGCGAGTTCACGCTCGACGGCGACTCGTTCGCGCAAATGCTCGCGAACTTTCGCGCCGATCCCAAGTATGGCGACCCGCGTTTCACGGTCGGTCCGGTCACGCTCGACGGCGTCGCGTACGCGGGCAACACGAGCAAGGTCGTTCAGTTCGATTACGAGCACGCCTCGGAAATGCCGCCGTTCGAGGGCTCGATCCCGGTCAGCGGCGCGCCGGCGATCGGGTGGGTTCTCGAGCTCGAGGTGCGCAAGGGCGACGACGGACGCGGCGAGCTGTGGGCGCTCGCCAAGCTCGGCGATCAGATCCGCAGGCAGATTGACGCTGACGAATACAATTCGGTGTCGATCGCGTGGAACCCCGCCGGGGTGCACTGGATCACCGGCAAACCGATCGGCGCCGTGCTGACGAGCATCGCGTTCACGAATCATCCGTTTATCCGTGACCTGCTGCCGCTCGCCGCCGCTAACCGCGCGGCTGGCCTCGGGCCTGCGGGTAGTGTACAAATCAGGGCGCAGTCCTCGGAGGCACACGCGGGCGCACCCTCAACCCAAGGGATAGCTATGACCGCATTGTCCGCAGACCTCCGATCCACACTCTGCCGCCTGTACGCCCTGACCCCCGAAGCTGCCGACGGCAGCGTCATTCGAGCTGCCGAGAACGCCTCGACGTCGGCGGCTGAGCTCGCCGGATTGCTAAAGGCACTCGGTCACGCGAGCGCCGCCGATGCACTCGGCGCGCTGCCGGACCTGATGGGCGCCCGTAGCAAGCTGACCGAGCTGCTCGCGCAGTTCGACGCGCTGATGCGCGCCGACGCCGTCGCCGATGCCGAGGTCGAGTCGCAGGACGTGTCGGCCGCATTCAGCTCGCGCCGCTTCACAGACAGCACCCTCGTGCACTCGCTCGCCGCGCACCGGGCCTCGACCATTCAGACCGAGATCAACAAGCTGCCCGAGGCTGACCGTCGCGACGTAAGCAAGGTACGCGCCGCTCGCGCTGCCGGACGCCTCGTGTTCCTGACGCACTACGGCGTGCCGACGAACCCCGCGCACATGCACCTGACGCAGACGTTCGCCGCGGGCCCGGGCCCGGGTGGTGCCTCGTCGCAGTACGCGCCGCCCGGTCCGTTGCCGCAGCCGCTGCAGGTGACGCAGCACCCCGGGTTTCACGCCCCGGTCGCGCAGCAGTACCCGCAGCCCGGGCACCCGCTGCAGCTGTCGCAGCATCAGCTGCCGCAGCCGCAGGGTCCGATCGACCTGTCCACGTTCAGCGGTCGCAACCAGACCGAGCAGATTATGTCGATGCTTTCGGGCCTCGACGCCTCGTTCGACAAGCTCGAGCACGGCGTCAAGATCCAGCGCGCGAGCGCATGGCGTCGAGCAAACCAGCACCTGATCGCCGGCGCCGCCGCCTGATCCTTTCGCAGCAGCATCGCGCGTCTGCACCGGCAGTAGACGCGCCGCGCTGATGCATCCGAGCCCGATAACCCACTAGGAGCAACATGCCCGAACCTCGTCGCATCGTGCCGGATGGCAGCATTCGCCCCGGCCTAAACCTCAGCGGCAGCAGCATCGCCGCGAACCGGATCGTCGTGCAGGGCGCGGCGATCGATCAGGTCGCGCAGGCGGCCGCAGCGACTGCCCCGTATTTCGGGGTGACCATGAACGCGATCGCGAACGGCGCCGCCGGCGACATTCAGACGAAAGGCAAGGCGCCGATCGAAACGGGCGCAGCCGTCGCGAAAAACGTCAACGTCATGTCAGACGCAAGCGGACGCGCGATCCTCGCGACGGCCGGTAACAACGTCATCGGCCGCACCGTGACTGCGACGACCGCCCTCGGGCAGGTCGCCGAGGTCGAGCTGTGCGATCAGCCGACGATCCTCGCGGCATAACCGCACGCCGGCACACACTCCACACCGCGACCCCTAAAGCAGGATCGAACCCAAGTTATGAACCCGAACATTTTCAGGATGCCCGCCGCTGCGGGCCTGATGCCGGTGCCCGGCGCGTTGACCGCCGACATTCGTCAGCTGCTGTCGCAGACGCAGGGGCAGCCCGGCGCCGGCGGTTTCCTTTCAGGCCATGGCCTGCCGGGCCTGCAGCAGCTGCAGACGCTGTCGCAGTACGGCATCGACCCCTATCAGATCATGCGCCGCGCAGGCGCAACCGGCGGCGTGCAGAACATCGCGCTCGCCCTCGCGACTGACGTGCCGCACCTCGGGCTGCGCGCAGGGCAAAGCATCACGCTCGCCCTGCAGCCGAGCGACGTTCACGTCGCCGAGGAAATCGACACGTTCCTCGCCGGGTACGCGCCCGACGAGTTCCGCGCCGACGAGGCAGTGCCGATCGTTCCGACCGACTTTTTGACGGACCAGTTCCGGACGTTCACGGAAAACAACGCCTTTCGCGTTGTGAACGTGCTCGCCTCGACGCAGTCAGACATTAACGAGGTCGACCCGGAAACCATCCTGCGGACGTTCATTTGCGTCGACCGCGCGATCGGCGGGTTTATCCCGAACGTGACGCAGCACACGGCGCGCAAGGCGTACGACCCGCGGCAGGCGCTCGCGCGCCGGATCCGGTGGGCCCTCGCCCTCGAGCGCGAGGTGCGGATCTTTGGCACCGGCGGTCTGCTGACGACGTCGGGCAATTGGAACGCGAACAACGTCACGACGATCGCGGGTTCGAGCGAGTGGAACACGGCGAACGGCGATCCCATCCTGAATATGCAGGATGCCGAGGAAAACTCGGTCATGCCGATCACCGACTGGTTCATGTCGACGCCGGTGTTCAATGCGTTTTTGCGGAACGCGAACGTGCGGACGTACCTGCGCGTGATGCTCGGCGACAATGCCCCGTCGCCCGACGTCGTGTCGCGCAAGCGCGATATCGTGATCCCGGGCCTCGCTCCGATCCATGTCGTCGGCGGCAAGGTGCTGAACGAGTCGACGGGCGGGATCGACTTCATCATGGGCGAGGCGGTCGTCGGCATCCGAAAGCCCTCGGGAGGGCTCGTCAATCCCGAGGACATTCAGACCGCCGTGACTTGGCGTTTCAACGGCCCGAGCGGCACCGGGTTTATCACCCGCGAGTTCGAGCTGCCGCGGCGCGGTCTGCACGCCGGGCAAATGATGGTTTCGGGCTACAGCGAGGATCCGCGGTTCATCGCGAACAACGTCGGCGCGCTGATCCTGAACACCCTCGCGTAAGCGCCACAGTCGAGGCGCCCGCACTTACGACGGGCCGTGTCCTGCCACTGCGACAGGATACGGCCCGCCGTCTTTTGTGTGTTACGCTGACGTGCGACACCCCGTGCAATAGGAGTGACCGCACATGTCGAACAAGCCAAAGCCCCCACCCCTCGAAACCCCGGCGAACGCCGCGAGCGACGTGCCGCACGCCGAAAGCGGCAAAGCGACGCTCGCTGACGCGACGATCGCATCAGCCAAGGCGAACGCCGCCGAGCGCGCCGGCGCTGACGCCCGCACTGCTGCCGCTGCCGAGCCCGATGCGGGCGAGGGTAGCCCGGCCGTGTTCCCGCCCGCAGCGTCCGGCGTCGTGCCGCCGCTGCCCGGTCAGGTGCCGAGTCCTGCGTCGCCGACCGATCAGCGCGAGCGCCCGGGCGCGTACATCAGCGACCGGTCCGGACAGTTCATCGCGAGGCCCGACCCGACGAAACCGATCAGCACGACCGACGAGGTCGTGCATGGCAATTGGGTCGGGAGGTTCAAGGATCAGAACGGCGACGAGGTGCCCGCCGTCGTCAAGCACGGCACCCCGATCCATGCGCTGCCGCGCAAGCTGCAGGCCCTGATCCGCGAGACACGCGGTCAGGTCGTCGGCGTGCTGCCCCCCAAACAGGCGCCGAACCCGTTCACCCCCTGACCCCTCGCTGACGCCCCGGACCCATGGCGAACTGGACTAGCCTCGAGGAACTGATCCGGAAGATCACCCGCCGTCGCGTCGTCGAGCTGTTCGACGATAACGGCGACGGCGACATCACCGGATCTGACGCCGGCGTCATCGACGAAACGATCGCCGCGGCAAACGACGAGGTCACGTCGATCATGTTCCGCAAGGGGTTCGACGCCGGCGCGCTGAACGAGCTGTCGGAGGACGCATCACTGCGTCGGTACGCGACGAGCATATTCGCGCAGCACGCCGGCGAGCGTCGCCTCGAGTTCATGAACGACGACGGCGAGGGACCCTTTCACGGCATGGGCGAGCGGGCCCGGGCGGCGCTCGTCAAAATGAGCATGGGCGAGCTGCGCAGTAAAAAGGAAGGTACGGGCGCGGGCGAGAACCCGATCGTCGGCGGCGACGTGAACCTCGGCGAACCGGTGTTCGTCATCTCGCGCGACCCCCGGTATCCGGGCAAGGTCGGGCCCGGGGGGTTCTAACCGGTGCCTCGAGGGCCGGTGTTCTCGCCGCCGCCGGGAACGAGCAAGCGCCGCAAGGTCACGCCTGCCAAGGCGTTCGCGGGACCCCGCAGCGAGTGCGAGCTGTGCGTCGTCGGCGACGCTCGCGCGACCTGCACCTGCGTCGTTCAGGACCGCTGCGCCGAGCGGAACGACGCCGGTCATCAATGCATGCTCGGCGCAGGCCATTCGCTGCGGCACGTCACGGCAGCGGGAAAGCATTGGAAATGATCCAAGTCACGCGCGCTGACGACCTCGAGCGTCAGGCAGCACGGCTCGACGCCGAGGCATCCGAGCTCGAACAGCTCGACCCGAGTCAGGCAGACAAGCGACGCCGCGAGGCGACGCGCATGCGGCAGCAGGCGACGCAGCTGCGACGCGGTCGCGCCGATGGTATACGGTTCAGCTGATGACAGACACAACCCGCACCCCACAGCAGCAGGCGACACTCGACTCGTTCGACCGAGTCTCGCCCGAGCAAACCACCGAACACCCCGCGCAGGCCGAGCGGATCGAGCGCGTCCGGCTCGCGTTCAAGGTCACGGCCGCGGCCGTGATGGATCAATGTCCCGAGGGCCCGGTGCTGACGGTCGCGCTGACGCAGCTGCTCGAAACGCAGGCGACGGCGATCAAGGCGATCCTCGTGTGCGAGCCGCCGGCAGAACCGCCGGCAACCGACGAGGTCGCCTGATGGCAAACGATTTCGTCACACCGCGACAGCAGGCGATCCTCGACTCGTTTGACTATCACCGGCCGTCGCCCGAGCAGTCAGCCCGCATCGAGGGAAACCGGTATGCGTTCAAGCAGTGCGCGCTGACCGTCATCGCGAACACGCCCGAGGGCCCGGATCAGACCGCGGCGCTGCGGCAGCTGCACGAGGCCATGATGACCGCAAACAAGGGCATCGCGTGCGAGCCGGGCACGCCGCACCATTCCCTGCCGCTGCCCGGGCTGCACCCGATCGCCGTCGCTGACGTGCTGCAGCGGCGCAACGGCACGGCGTCGCCGGCAGCTCCAGGCGACGAGGGCTGCCCCGGCGTCGTCGGTGGCTGCTGCGGCGGGTTCACGGGTGGCAAGCCCGATGCCGACGACCCGCCGAACGATCGCCCGCTGTACAGCGCCGACGACCCTAACCCCGGGGTCTAATGCCCGTCGTCACCTACCGGCGCCGGGGCGGCGGCAGTAACGTCGAGCTCGACAGCTCGGCGCTGCTGTCCGCCCTGCATCGGCTCGCCGAGGCGGGCGCCGACGTGCAGGCAGAGACGACCCCGCTGCTCGCCGAGATCCTGGTGTCGTCGGTGCACGAGGTGTTCGCCCGCGAGGGCGCCGTCGCCGGGCGCCCGAAATGGCCTGACCTCGCGCCGGCGACTAAAGAGCACCGACTGTCGAAACTGCGCGGCGGGCGCAGCCTGCGCGGCGCGCCGCAAGGCGAGTGGGACGGCGACGAGTTCGTTCAGGTGCGCGAGACTGCCAAGCAGCGCCGGGCCCGCGTGCGGCGGCAGGGCAGGGCGCGCGAGAAACGCCGGCAGCGCGAGGCCTCGATCGCGTTCACGATCCTGCAGGACACCGGGAACCTCGCCGGGTCGATCATGCCGTACGCCGATCAGTCCGTCGCCGAGGCGTTTACGAACGTGCCTTATGGCGGGTTCCACGTCAGCGACGCGCCACGCAAACGACTGCCGAAACGCGACTTTACCGACATCGATTTCGAGGCCGCGCAGCGCGAGGCCGTCGACATGATCCTGTCGCAGATCCTTGCCCCTGCCGCCGAGTAAACACCATGGCAACACCGGTCGATTTCGACGTCATCGAGGCCCTTGCCCGGGCGATCCTCGGGCAGCTCGCGCCCCTGTCCGGCGACCGCGGGACGGGCACGGCGACCGTCGAGAACACCTCGGGCGCCGAGGTCGTGCTGCCGCCGAATATGTACCTGCTGCCGGTGGTAGGCGGCGAGCTCGCCGACGACCTCGTGTTCAAGGTCGCCCCGAACCCGGCGACCGAGCTGCCGCATGGCAAGGGCGGCGACTGGACGATCCCGCCCGGCGGGTCGCTGTCCGTCGCGATCCGCTCGAACCTCGGCGGCGCTCGGCATAACCTGTCGGCGGGAACGGTGCTGCGGTTCGACCCGCTGCTCGAGTCCCTCGCCGACGAGGCGACCGTCGACGCCGACATTACCGACGGCGCCGACCGTCCCGAGGGCGTGCTCGCCCTGCGGCGTGCGGTCTATTACGAGGACCTCGACGCGAGCGCGATCGAGAAAGACATCGCCGACGGGCGCCTCGCGCAGCTGCCCGGCGCGATGCTGGTGTGGACACAGTCGACCCCGGCCGAGGGTCGCACGGCGACGACGAACCAGGGGTCGACGCGCCTTGCCGACGGCATGCGGGCGTTCACCGAGAATTACCGGTTGTTCGTCGTCAGCTCGTCGTTCGCGTCCTCGGGCAAACGACGCGGCGACGGTGCCCGGCTGATGCAAGCCATTACCCGGCTGCTGACCGATCAGCAGGTGACGACCGACGGCGAGCAGCTGACGAACATGGGCAGCCTCGAAATCGTGAACCGCTCGCGGTTCGTCCGGGGCGAAAAGCATTACGTGTACGCGATGACGCTGCGGGTTAACCGAGTCATCTCGCGCACCGATGCCCGCACGTTCCTGCCTTGGCTGCGCACTCGCCTGCAGCAGGCGCTGCCCGGACGCCCTGCGCCCGAGCCGACGACGCCGCTGACGGTCGTCGACATCGGTGTGCCGATCCCACCGGGCCCATGATGCGGACCGCCGAGGCGGTCGTACAGTGCGCCCGATGCAGACGGTTGCCGCGCTGTACGTCGATCGCAAGGGCCCTTACCCGTCGATGCCCGGCGTCGAGATATGGGACGAGGCACGCGACGCGACTCGCTATGCCGGGCCACACCCCGTCGTCGCGCACCCGCCGTGTCAGCGGTGGTGCAAGCTCGCGAAAAACGTAGCTTGGCGGTTCCCGAACCGGCCTGAAATGCAGGTCGGCGCCGACGGCGGGCTGTTCGCGGCAGCGCTCGCGGCAGTGCGCCGGCACGGCGGCGTGCTCGAACACCCGGCATGGTCGCTCGCATGGCCTCGGTTCGGGCTGCTCGCGCCGCCGCGCAAGGGGTGGGCCCGCAGCCTCGACGGCGAGTGGACATGCGAGGTCGCCCAAAGTGCATATGGGCACGAGTGCCGAAAGCTGACTTGGCTCGTGCTCGTCGGTGCCGAGCCGCCGCCTGACACCCGATGGGATAAACCCCGTGGAACGCGGCTGCTGACGCATTTCGCGCAGCGGCACTCGGGCGACCATAACGACACCGGGCGAGGACACGACGCGCGCGTCAGCGGCAAGGCGACGCACCTGACGCCGCCGGCGTTCGCCGAGTTCCTCGTGTCGCTCGCACGCCGTGTCGACCGTGCATCGCTTGCCGGTGCGCATGCGATCCCGTAGTCTTGCCGCATGTCGCAAGCGTCGTTCGCGCTGTTCGTTTCGTGCGTCGAGGGTTCCCTCGTCACCCGGTACGGCACCCGGACGTTCATCGGTGCCGAGCGTCGAACGCTCGAACCGAACGTCGTCGACTATCACCCCGAACAGATCGTCGCTATCCCGCACGACGAGTTCCGCAAGTATCGCCGAGAGTACACGCGCGCGCTGCGCGACGGGTCCCTCGTGCAGCGGACCGCCGACGAGTGGCAGCGGCAAAACCGACAGGATCAACCGACAGAAAAGAGCACCGGGGGAGGCACACCCCGCGCGCCGAAACAAGCGCCGCCGGAGTAAGCCCGAATGACCATTCCCGTTGCCGTCGCACCGACGGTTAAAACGCCCGGTTTTTACCTGATCGTCGACCTGCTCGGCGAACCCGCAAACCCCGGCAGCGAGGTGCTGCGCGCGCTGCTGATGGCACCGAAAGGCAGCGCCGGAAACCTCGTCAATAATACCGAGGTGCGGCAGCTGTTCGGGCCCGACGACGCGGCGACCGCGTACGGCCCGGGTACCGAGGGACACCTCGCCGCCAAAAAGTTTTTCAAGCGGAACCCGCTCGGGCAGCTGTTCGCGATCAGCCCGACGCCGAGCGCCGGCGTCGCAGCGACGGGCACGCAAACGTTCACGGGCCCGGCGACGCAGAACAGCGTCGTGCGGTTCCGGCATCACGGTCGCATCACCGATGTCCCGTGGAACAACGGCGAAAGCCCGGCGACGTTCGTCACCCGCGCCGTCGCCGCGATCAACGCCAAGGGCGCCGACCTCGCGCTGACCGCGGCAGCGGATACGGCCGACATCGATTACACGGCGAAAGTCGCCGGGGTGTGGGGTAACGACATTCGCATCGACGCCTCGATCGTCGAGGGCGGCGGCGGCATCGCCGTCAGCGTGAACCCCGCAGCGCTGACGGGCGGCACGCTCGAGCCCGACTTTTCGACGGCCCTGTCGACGGTGTCGACGACCGAGTTCCGGCGAATCATCGGCGTCCTGTCGAACGCCGACGCGACGAGCGCTGCCGGCACGAGCAACGCTGCTCGCATCGCAGCTCACATCGACGGCCTCGAAACGGGTAATCAGGCCCTGCTGCAGGTCGGCGTCGTCGGGCACACCGGGACCCTCGCGAACGTGCAGACGGGCGCGATCGGTCGGAACAGCGAAACGTTCGAGTATGTGTTCGGGCAGAATTTCGAGGACCTGCCCGGCGAGCTCGCGGGCGCCGAGGCGGGCGACGCGCTGAAATGGATCGCGATCCGCGCGAACTATAACCGCATCGGAAACAAGCTCGGATTGCTCGGCCCGCGCGACGTCGTCGCTGACAAGCTGACGCCCGCGGAAACCGAGGTGCTGCTGAACAACGGCGTGACGCCGATCGACGTCGAGCTGCTGACCGGCGAGGTGTTCCTCGTGCGGCCCATCACGACGCACAGCCTGAACGGCGCGTCGCAGGACTATCGGGCGTTCGACATGTCCGACACCGACGGCATGTACACCGTCGCCGCCGACCTGCGAACGGCGCTGCCCGTCGAGTTCGCGAACACGAGCATCACCCCCGATCTGCCTGCGGGGCAGAACCGGCTGCCCGCCGGCGTGACCGAGCGAAAGGACGTGCAGGCGTTCGTCGAGTCACGGCTCGGGCGTTGGGTCGACCTCGGCGTCGTGCAGGGCGATGCGCTCGACGCCAGCATCACGGCGGGCGAGATTATCGTTCAGATCAACGGCAGCGACGGTTCGCAGGTCGACATTTTCCTGCCGCTCGCGATCGTGAAACCGCTCGCGAAACTCGGCGTCGTCGCACAAAAGATCGCGTCGTAAAGGCTCGGCCGCAACGCCGCGTTAGGAGTCATCGAAAATGGCAGACGGTACAGAGCAGGAACTGTTCGCGAAAGCGTTCCTCGCGCAGGGTAACGGCGACCTCGTCAGGGTTACCGACTTCAGCGTGACGACGACGAACAACGGCAAGCAGGTGCACACGCTGCGCGAGGACGGCGCCGGCGTGACCCTCGGCGTGCGCGAGTCGACGGTGTCGTTCAATTTCGTCGTCGGCGAGCGAGGGTTCGAGCGCAATTACATAAAGGACGTGCAGGACGGCAAGATCGTGCAGCTGCGCGCCAAGTTCCCGGGCGGCAAGGTGCTGACGCTGAACGGGATTTATACGAATGTGAAGCTCGACGGCTCGATCGACGACGCGACTAAGGGGTCATGCGAGTTCGTCGGCAAGCTGGAAAAGCAGCGCGCCGCCGCGTAAGCTGACCGCCGGCAACGCCTCGACGGGCGGTCCCGACCGCACGGTAACCGTCGAGGCGTTCGCTGAACCCGAGGGCAGCATGCGAGCAGCAGACAGCGAGTGGAGTCAGATCCGGGGCGAGCACCGGCGCGCGTTCAAGGTCGGGCGGCGCCTCGGCGCAGCGCTGCACTCGCCGCTCGCATGGCTGAACGAGCAGCTGACGCTCGTGCGCGACGGCCTGCGACGGGGCGACGCCGAGGCCCTGTCCGTCGCACACGCCAAGCGGTTCCCGCCCGCGTCGCCGAGAGCTGCCGGCGACGTCCCGAGCTCGGGACTGCGGAGCGTCGGGTAAGTGGCGCACGCGATCCTGCGTCACTTTCGATGGGCGCACCTGCGTCCTGACCTGCAGCATGCGAGCAAGCCATTCGCGGACCTCGCGCACTGGATCGCCCGCGAGCTGCCCGAGAACGACGAAACCCGCGCCGCGTTGCGCAAGGTGCTCGAGGCGAAGGACTGCAGCGTGCGAGCCTACATCGAGTCTCTGCCCGACCCGCAGCCGCCCTCGTCGCCGCCGGCGTCGTCGCCTTCCATGGGCGACCCCAAACATTAGAGCGGGGGTCAGCTGCGCGAGCGGCTCGCCCGGGCGTCACGGCGTGAACCCCCCGTCAGTCACACAAAAGACAGTCCCACCCTCGGGCGCCCGGGGGTGGGACGCATAACCATCCGGAGGCACACGGAACATGTCAGACGACGTCGAACGGGCGGTATCGCTCGTGCTCGAAAATTGGGATCAGATAGGCGTCGAGGAACGCGACGGCATCCTGCACCTGCCGGCGTCGATCAAACGACGCAACGTGACCGGCGGCGTCGACGAAACGCCGGTGCGACTGCGCGTCGTGTCGAACGTCGTCAAGGTGAAAGCTCGCGTCGAGGCCCGAGCATGGGCAGCGAAACGCAGCCTCGACCTCGACCGCGACAGCGACCTCGTCGATATGTACGAGAATTATTGCATTCTCGCGGTCGCTATCCGCGACACCGACTGCCACACGCAACACGTGCCCGACGCCGACACGCTGTGGCAGGATTACGAGCCGTCGAGCATTGACGAGCTGTGGGGTCGCTATGACGCATGGGTTCGGATGCAGCACCCGTCGTTCGGCAATTGGGACGGCGAGAAAATGTGGCAGGTCATCGCCCGGATCAAACAACGGAGCGACATCAGTTTTTTAGCCGGTATGCCTGGTTTCGAGCAGGCAAGTTGCATTCTGCTTATGGCGCGGGAAGCATGCTGCTCGCCGAACGCACCCTCGTTTGCGCGGTCGTCAGGGACATCGACACCGGCGAGCTGACGGTCGAGCAGCTGCGGGCGCTGCTGCGACTGCCGGCCGATTACGGCAAGTAGTGCCGAACGGCGCAATGCCCGGTACACTGTGCTCGCATGGCGGAACGTGAAGCGGCAATCAAGCTAACGCTTGATGACGGGCAGTTCGTCTCTGCCATGGCCAAGTCGGGCGACGCCGCCGTGCGGTCTGCGCAGCGCTCGGAAAAGGCGATGCAGGTGTTCGGGGCGGGCGTCAAAAAAGCGACGTCGAACCTGCAGTCGCTCGGGTCGACGGCGCGCACCTCGCTCGGCATGGTGTCCGGGCTGCTCGGCGGGCTGTCGGTTGCCGGCGCCGTGAAAGGCGCCGTCGAGCTCGACAGCAAATACAAGCAGCTCGCGTTCAACGTCAGCCGCGTGTCGAAAGAATATTCGAAAGCGGCAGACATTCAGCGGCTCGCCGAGCAGACGGCGATTAAGACCGGGCGCCGCACGGCTGAAATGGTCGACACGTTCGGCGAGCTGTTCCAAGCGACCGGCGACGTCAAGTTCACAGCCGATATGCTCGAGACGATCGGCGTCGCTGCGACGGCGACGGGAAAGGACGTCGGCACCCTCGCCGGCCTCGCCGATCAGCTGCACACGAAATTCGGCATGGCCGCATCAGAGATGGGCGACCTGTTCGCCTCGCTGCACGAGCTCGAGCAGGGCGGTAACTCGATGGAAGAGTTCGCCGGCGTCGTCGGGCAGCTCGGCGCCGAGCTCGGGCACGCGGGCCTGAACGGCAAGCGCGGGATCGATTTCATGATCGGCGCCCTCGCGGCGACCGAGGACCCGCTCGGCGACATCGGCAAGCAGGTGAAAGGCATCAAACAGATCCTTCTGTCGCTCGGCGATACCAACCAGATCAAGTCGCTCGCCAAGGCGCTGCACATCGACCCGAAAAAACTGCTGAATGAAAAGGATCTGATCGGGCGCCTGAAACGGGTGCTCGCCCTCGGGCAGCGCGGCGTCGACGGACTGAAAGCCTCGATGGGCGAGGCCGAGGAACGCAAGGCGCTAAAGGTCCTGTTCCTCGACCCGTTCGAGGCGGCCCTGAAACGCGCGCAGGACGCGGGCCTGAAAGGCAAGGCCGCAAACGATAAGGCGCTCGAGGACCTCGAAAGCCACATCGACGAGTTCGGGCAGACGGCGAGCAAGGGCGCCGACCTCGTCGCCGAGGCGAACAAGCGCCGCAACGATCCCGAGCGTCGTCTCGAGGCCGCCCTCGACACCCTGCAGCGGGCCGCCGGCGATCCCAAAATCATCGACGCGATCGAGGACCTGTCCAAATACCTGCCGCAGCTCGCCGAGGGCATCGGGAAACTCGCCAAGTTCATCGTTAAAAATCCGCTGCTCGCGGGCGCGATCGGCGTCGGTGGCAAGGCAGGGGCGGGGTTCCTCGAGGGCGCGGTCACGGCTGCCATAACCGAGGCGTTCACCGGCGGGGGTGGCGGCGGGGGTGGCGGCGGCGGGGGTGGCAAGGGCGGCGGCGGCAAGCGCCGCGGCAGCACCGTCGAGCGGCATCAGCAGTTCCTCGGCGAGGGCCTGACCGAGGCGCAAATGCTCGGCAACACGATCGAGGACGAAATCGAGGACGGCGGGAAGAAAGGCGCGAGCAAGCTCGCGACCGCGCTGCGGCTCGCCATGGTCGGCGCGGCGGCGGCGTTCGCGTATGAGCTCGGAAAAGAGCAGATCGATAACGCGTTCGGCGGGCGCAACGACGCCATGAATGACCTGTCGACGAGCGGCGCCGCCGCGGCGAGCAGGTCCGGGCCGCTGTCGAAACATAAGGCCGAGGCCGCCAAGCTGCGCGCAGCGCTCGCCAAGGCGCGCGAGGAAAGCGGCGGTTTCATGATGAACACGCTCGGGCTGTTCGCGGCCGGCGGCGGCGGCGAGGTCGACGCGATGGGCAATCCGACCGGCGTCCGCAACGATCAGGGCCCGAACCTGCAGGCGATTCAGAACAAGCAGATCGCCGATATGGAAAAGGTGTTGCAGGAAAAGGAAGCACTGATCGCGCAGCTCGAGTCGAGCAGCAGCACGCCGGCGACCGCGGGCACACCCGCCGCGGGCAAGGGCATCGACGGCAAGGCGGTCGGGCAGGCCGTCGCCGACCGGATGAAATCCGGCGAGCCGCAGCGCGTGCAGGTCGTGAACATGCCGCAGAACGGCGCCCCTGCGGGCAGGGCAGGGCCGGGCGGCAGTCGCGGCGTCAAGCGCCCTGCGGCGCAGGCGCCCGGGGGTGGGTTCTAAATGGTCGCCGCGTTCAATCCTCGCGACACGCCGGGGCAGGGTCGGCAGTACCTGTTCGAGAACTACCCGATCGCGTCATGGCAGGTCGGCGACTCGCCGGTCGTGCGGTTCCCGCTGCTCGGCGAGCTGTCGGAAGATTTCGGCATCCGGATAATCCGGCATGCGCGCGCCGGTCGACGCGGCGCCAAGCTCGACAGCACCGGCGAAACCGAGCGCGAGTTTCAGCTGACGGCCATTTTCAATAACTCGATCCGCGAGCGAGGCCTCGAGCAGAACCCGCGGCAGCTGTATCCGTTCATGTTGCGCGAGCTCGTCGCGTCACTCGGGACGCAGCAGACGGGCACCCTGACGCTGCCGACGGTCGGCTCGGTCCGGGCCCGGCTCGAGCGGGGCAAGCGCATCGAGAACACGGCCGAGCGCGATCAGGCGATCGTGCAGCTGTCGTTCGTCGAGGATAACGAGGAAAGCCTCGCGAGTGCCTCGTTCGCCCTGCCGAGCGCTCGCGCGACCGTCGCCAAGGCAGCGGCGCAGACGGTGTTCAGCGTGCAGCGCGAGGGCGGCGTCGCCGACGACGACGTGTTCACGCTAAAGCAGCGGGGCACCGACCTCGAGTCACTACTGCTCGCGCCGGGGCGAACCGTCGCAGATCTCGAGGCCGACGCGCGCTCGTTCCGCTGGACACTGCAGCGCATGCGGCAGACGCAGCGGCAGCTCGCCGACGACCTCGGCATCGGCGGAACCGAGGAACCCCGCGGCAGCGAGTTCCACCGAAACACGATCCGGCTCGAGGACACCGTCGCGGGGTCAGCCGACGAAAAGTTTTCGAGCCGGGCCCGAGTCAAAACGTTCGTCGTCGACGTCGCGGTCACCTCGCTGTTCGCGCTCGCGGCGCGCCTGAAACAGGACCCGCAGGACCTGCTCGACCTGAACGGCGAGCGCGTGCCCGACCCGTTCTATCTCGAGGAGGGCGACGTCGTGCGCGTGTTCGACACCAGGGGGCGGGCATGATCGTCCCGCGCAGCTGCGCGCGCTGTCACGTCGTCCTCGGCGAGAACCGCGGCGCCTGTCGCGTCTGCCGCGGCTGCCCGAGCTGCGGCGACGAGCACCACGGCCCGGGCTGCGCCTGCTCGCCCTGCCCGGTGGGACTGCCCGGACCGAGCGGACCGAGCGAACCGGCGCAGCGATTGCAGGGCACAGAGAATGGCTGAGCTCGACGTGCCCGACGCACAGTGGTTGCTCGACGCAGATAGCGACGGCGCCGAGGCGCGCGTCGAGCGGGTCATCGCGCACGACGGCTCGACCGACGAGGCCGATCCCGTTGACCTCGTCGTGACGCGTTGTCGGCGACAGCTGCCCGCGACGACGCGCCCGCAGTGGGGTAGCCATGGCTGACGGCCTGTTCGACACGGTCACGGTCGAGGCGTACGGCACCCCCGGCTCGTCACACATCGACTTTAATTTCGAGGACTGGACGACGTTCGCCCTGTCCTCGACGATCCTGCGCCCGGCCGAGGCCTCGTTCGAGCTCGGCGATCAGACCGGATGGGATCGGCTCGTCGAGCTCGTCGACCTCGGCAGCGAGTTTCGCGTGTTCGTCGATGACCGGCTGCGGCTGACCGGGCGCATCGAGTCCCTGAACAGCATCAACGACGCGCAGCAAAGTGCGACGCAGCGGTTCACGATCCGCACGAAACTGTCCGATGCGTTCTACTCGTCGGCGCCGCAGAACGTCCGGCTGCAGGGGCGCACGGTTCGCGAGTTCCTGCTCGCGCTGTACAAAGACATCGGGCTGACCGAGGCGGATTTCGACTTTCGCGGCGACGTGTCCCGCGACGTCATGACGGGCCGCATCACGAAAGGCCCGAACGCTTTCAACCGGCGCCGGGGCGTCGACGGCAGGCTGCTCGCCGACCCGCCGCAGGGGTTCGAGGCGCTCGAGGAAACCGAGGAAAACTGCAAAGTGCAGCCGCCCGAGTCGGTGTTCGACGCGGCTGACCGACACCTGCGCCGGCACGGCCTGCTGCATTGGGATGGGCCCGACGGGAAAATCGTCGTCGCCGCGCCGAACGATATGCAGGACGCCCTCGGGCAGCTGCGCAGCATCCGGGGCGTCGACCCGGGCGCCGGGCAGTTTAACAACGTCCTTTCGATCGAGCGCGATCAGGACGTCAGCGAGGCGCCGACCGAAATGGGTGTGTTCGGCATGGGTGGCAAGGCCGGGTTTGCCCGGGCGAGTGTCAGCTCGGTCGTCCGAAACCAAGCACTGATCGACCGCGGGTTCACCCGCCGCGCTGCCGTGCTCGACGAGGGCCTGACGAGCAAGTCGATCGCGACGCGCCGCGCCTGCCGCGAGTTCGTCACGCGCAGCCGCGGCCTCGACCGGATTACCGTGACCGTCGACGGCCTGTCGTTCCGCGACGGCAACGACCCGGTGCCATGGGCGCCCGACACGACCGTCGAGGTGCTCGACGACACCCTCGGCGGGATCCTCGGAATCTATTACGTCGAGGAAACCTCGATGCAGCGCGACGCCGCAAACGGCGACGTCACGCGCCTAACTCTGGTCAGACAAGGTGTGTGGCAGTTATGAGTGTGCAACACGGATCGACGGCAGCCCCTGCGGGTGATGCGACAGTGCGCGGGACGGGTGTTATTATGAGGCCAAATGCAGCAGACGATCGACCCCGGCAGTTTGGAACTGATGCGAGCGCAGGTCGCGCAGACCATGCTCGAACACGAGATCGTGGTGCAGGCGTTGCGGACGCAGGCGATCGTCAGCGCGCTGTTCATCCTGATCGTCGGTGGTTTGGCTTTCTTCCTATGGCAACGCAACGGCTGCTTGAACGCGGCCTTTCACGCCGAGATCAGTCGTCACTCGACCGAGCGTATCGAGCAGGTCAAGCAGCATTCGAGCGAGCGGATCTCTCTGGTCAAGCAGCATTCTCTCGAGCTGTGCTCGATTCAGATGCAGCTGCTGCACGCATTCGAAGGGATAATCTCTGTACGGCGACCGAGCTCGGCGAGCTCGCGAGTTTCTTCCGCATCAGCGACGCCGCCGCCGATGCAGTCGGTTCCTACGCCGGTAACGAGCCTGACGCCGCCGCCGCCCCTGCCGAGTAATCGGCGCCGACCCACGACGCAATGAGTGCCCTCGACGCCGTCGCCGCGTTCGTCAAGGTCGTCGGCAGCGCGCTCGTCGGCGGCGAGGTGACGTTCAGCGTTCAGGCGATCGGGGGGTTCGGTGGCCTCGACGGCGACGACAGCGGCGCGAACGCCGAGCAGGCGCAGGGGCAAGTCGGGTACTCGGCGCTCGGGATCCTCGGCCGCCCGCTGCCGCCCGAGGGATCGCTGTTCGCCGAGGCTGCCGCGCTGCGCGTCGACGGCGGGCTGTCGCCTGTCGGCTGGCGTGACATGCGCCTGCAGCGCGCCCTGCAGCCTGCCGAGGGGCAGCTCGCGTTCGTCGGGTACGGCGGCGCGACGCTGTCGCACGCGATGACGGCAGACGAGGTCGGAGCTCGGCGCGCGAACATCGCGACGTGGTACGTCCCGTACGATTTCGACGAGGACGGCGTACCCCAAAAGGCGCACACGATCGCGATCGATCCGACCCCGGGCAATTCGTCGATCAGCCTCGTTCACGCGAGCGGCCTGTTTCTGACGCTGACCGAGAACGCCGGCGGCGCGCCCGGCATCGCATGGTCGGTCGACGACGCGACGTTCGGTCGAATGAAAGCCGGCGAGGTGCTGATCCAGTCAGCTAAGATCATGCTGAAAGGTAACGTATATATTGGCGCTGCCGCCGAGGCTGGCGTGCCACTGCTCGGCGGGCCCATCTCGCCGCCCTGTCCCTCGCTGTTCGTTTCGCCCGCATGACGATCCCGCTAAGCCATAACCATTCGTGGCCCTGACGCCGGGCGACGTCACGATCGCGCCTGACGGCAGCGCGACCGGGACCGGCCTGACTAAGGTGCTGTACGACGCCCTCGAGGGCGAGTACGACGCCGAGCCCTCGAACACGCCGGGCAACGTGCCGGGCGCGCAAAACTCGCTCGCGAAAATGGCGCGTGCCCTCGGGCAGCCGATCGCGAACGAGGTGAACGAGCACGTCGACGGCGCCGGCGACGAGGGCCCACCGGGCCCGACCGGACCTGCAGGGCCACCCGGCGCGACGGGCGCTGCCGGCGCAACCGGTGCGCAGGGTCCGGCAGGCGCTGACGGTGCCGACGGGGCACCCGGTGCTGACGGCGCTGACGGGGCACCCGGCGCTGACGGTGCTGACGGTGCTGACGGTGCGCCCGGTGCAACGGGTGCGCAGGGCCCGCCCGGCGCTGACGGCGCTGACGGAAACGACGGCGCGCCCGGGCCTGCAGGTGCAACCGGTCCGCAAGGTCCTGCAGGCGCTGACGGCGCTGATGGCGCTGACGGCGCTGATGGCGCCGACGGCGCACCGGGTGCTGACGGCGCTGACGGCGCGACAGGCGCGCAGGGTCCGCAGGGCGTGCCGGGCCCGCCCGGTGCTGACGGCGCTGACGGAAACGACGGGGCACCCGGACCTGCCGGCGCGACGGGACCCGCGGGCCCTGCAGGCGCTGACGGCGCTGACGGTGCCGACGGCGCACCGGGTGCTGACGGTGCTGACGGTGCTGACGGTGCGACGGGCGCGCAGGGTCCGCAAGGCGTGCCGGGCCCGCCCGGTGCCGACGGCGCTGACGGAAACGACGGCCTGCCGGGGTCGCAGGGCGCAACCGGTCCGGCAGGTGCGAACGGTGCTGACGGCGCTGCCGGCGCTGCAGGTGCGACGGGTCCGCAAGGCCCACCGGGCCCGCCCGGCGCTGACGGCGACGACGGCCTGCCGGGGCAGCAGGGCGCTGCAGGCGCGACCGGTCCGCAAGGCCCTGCAGGTGCGACGGGCGCGAC